GCTTTGCCATTGCATCTCAGTTTGCCGGTGCAGTTGCCACCCCTGAGTTTATCCCCTATCTTGATTACTTTATCCGCAAGGACTATGGCGACGATTATTACCTGCACGCTGATAAGGTAGTCGATCTTTCCAGCCGTCATCGCACCATCGACAAGGTTATTACTGACCAGTTTGAGCAGGTCGTTTATTCTCTGAATCAGCCTGCCGCTGCTCGTAATTTCCAGTCCATCTTCTGGAACTGCGCATACTTCGACAAGCCGTATTTTGAGGGCATGTTCTCTGATTTCGTATTCCCCGATGGCACAGAAATGCAGTGGGAGTCCGTATCCTGGCTGCAAAAGCGCTTTATGGAATGGCTGAATCAGGAGCGTCTGAAGAAGATTCTCACCTTCCCTGTCGAGACTCTGAACCTGCTGGATGATGGCACTGGTTATGTCGATAAGGAATGGGCTGACAATGCTGCCGAAATGCTTTCTAAAGGCCATAGCTTCTTTATCTACCGTTCCAATAGTGTGGACTCTCTGGCATCCTGCTGCCGTTTGCGCAATGAAATGAGCGACAATACCTTCAGTTATACTCTTGGTGCTGGCGGCGTGGCTACTGGTTCTAAGGGTGTTATCACCATCAATATGAATCGCCTAATCCAGACTGCTGTTGCCGATGGCCGTGATATTTGCGAGGCCGTTCGTGAACAAGTCAAAGACATCCATGTTTACCTCAAGGCATGGAACGCAATTTTGAAGGACGAGTTCAATGCAAAGCTGCTCCCTATCTACGATGCCGGATATATCTCTTTGGATAAGCAGTTCCTGACCATTGGCATTAACGGCTTTGTTGAGGGCTGTGAATTCCTTGGCTACACCATCTCCCCGGACGACCAAAACTATGTTGATTTTACGAACAAAGTGCTCAAGGTCATCTATGACGAGAACAAGGCAGATCGCTCTGACGGCATTATGTTTAACACAGAATATGTCCCCGCTGAAAACCTTGGTGTCAAGAACGCAAAATGGGATAAGCAGGATGGCTTTGTAGTTCCGCGTGACTGCTACAACAGTTACTTCTATGTTGTCGAAGATCCTACCAAGCCGCTTGATAAATTCATGCTTCACGGCTCCAAAATGACGCAGTATCTGGACGGCGGCAGCGCTCTGCATCTGAATCTGGAAGAACATTTGGATAAGGAGCAGTACTGCAAACTGATGAATGTGGCTATCAAGACTGGGTGCCCCTACTGGACGGTGAATGTGCCGAATACCATCTGCAATGACTGCGGACACATTTCTAAACACCACCTGCGTAAATGCCCTAAGTGCGGCAGTGAGAACCTGGACTATGCAACCCGTGTCATTGGTTATCTCAAGCGCGTATCCAGCTTCTCTGAAGCCCGTCAAAAGGAGGCAGCGAAGCGCTATTATGCAGACTGATTGCAAACCGCTTCTGTATAGCCACTATGATGTAACATTCCAAGAGGTTCCTGGCGAGATAAGCCTTGTGTTTGATATTACAGGCTGTCCGCATCACTGCCCTGACTGCCACTCCAAATTTTTATGGGAGTATAGCGGCAACCCATTGCTGGAGAATCTTCCATCGGTCATCAATAAATACCGGTCCATGATTACCTGCGCGTGTTTTATGGGCGGCGACCAGAACAAAATCGAACTACTGAAAGCATGCGAAATCGCACATCGGTACAACTTGAAAACATGCCTCTACACAGGTCTTGACTACCCAAGTTTTGTTCACCTGATGTATGACGATGGACCGTGCAATTACGGCGCATACTTCAATTTTATCAAGGTTGGCCCGTATGTCTCTGAACTCGGCGGCCTTGACAATCCAAAAACGAACCAGCGTTTTTATGAACTCAGAGGAAATGTACCGATTGATAAAACAATCCTGTTTCAAAAGGAGTACAAATGAAAATTATTACAAACCCCAGCTGGACAAAAGAGGAGGTCGAAGAATTCCGCGCCTCCATCAAATCCAATAACGGCTATTGTCCCTGTCGCATTGAGCATATCCCGGCCAACAAATGTATGTGTCAGGAGTTTCGTTCTCAGGTTTCCGGCCAGTGCCATTGCGGCCTCTACCTCAAGGAGGATTAACTATGAATCTTAATAAATGCAACAAACTTTTTCGCTTTGGCGTACTCTTCTCAGCGTTCTTCACGGCGCTTGTTCTGATTGTTTTCTGCCCCCGGCTCAGCGCCACCGCCTATGCTGAGTCTTCCACACCCGAAACCGCCGCCACCACTTACACCGTTACCTATCACGCCAATGGCGGCTACTGGTGGAGCAACTGGTCCCGCCCGACTTATTCTTTCGCCACCAAAAAATATGAGCAGGAGGAAGGCAAAACCTATCAGATCATTGATTCCAAGCCTACCTACGGCGCCAACACCTTCAACGGCTGGAACACAGAGTCCGACGGCTCCGGCACCTGGTATTCCCCCCATCAGGAATATATCTGTACCGGCAATATGGACCTCTACGCTCAGTGGCTCGGCCCCGTTCCTGCGCCCACCGCTGAACCTACTGCCACACCGGAACCTACCCCGGAACCAACTGTTGCGCCCACAGCTACTCCGGCACCAACCGCAACTCCCGAACCCGTGACCACTCCGGCACCAGTTCCCTCGGCCAAGCCCAATTACCGCGCCATGTGCCGCGCCTGGTTTAGCTATCTTCGCCGCCAGATGATTGGTCTGTATAAGTAAAGGAGGTACTCCATGCACTATGAAACTCCGTATGTAAACTATACCATCCCTGGAAATTTTTTTGGCGATGTCGTTTTTAAGGATGAACTTTCCGTCAAACCTCTTGCCACCGACATCCCCCTCCCATCCTATGCTCACCCCACGGACGCTGGACTTGACCTGCACGCCATCAGTGTGGAAGCACCCGGTACCATCATCGTTGCCACCTGTATTATCCAGCCTGGCATGACCGCCAAAGTACATACCGGCATCGCCATCAAGCTGCCCCATGGCACATTCGGTGCTGTCTATCCCCGCAGCGGCCTTGCCACCAAAACCGGCCTCGCCCCGGCCAATATGGTTGGTGTCATTGATGAAAACTATACTGGCGAAATCATCGTGGCTTTACATAACTACCGCAATGAACCCCAGGCGTTCGCCATCGGGGATCGTATCGCCCAGCTGGTCATCCAACCCGTTGTTCACTGCACCGTTACCCAGGTTGCCGAACTCCCTGATACAGACCGCGGTAACGGCGGCTTTGGTAGCACAGGAGAACAGTAATGCACAAACTCTATTCTGCGAAGTATATATTGATTTCTGACGGAACAAATAACATTTTTGCTAGTGATTTGTTATTTTTAGAGGGTGAACCAACTAAACACCTTGACAGTTTTGGAACCTTTTATGAATTCTATGATGCTGTAGCTTCTTGCAAGTATCCCTGGAGCAATCACTGTTACTGTGATAAATCAATGTTCCTTCATAAACCACTTGTTAAATTTTATGGAACTTTTGACTGGTTTTTTACGGCAGAAAATTTCAAAGCACCTGTTTCTGTTGAAACGCAGTACAAAGAATGTTCCACTAAGGATTATGACTTTAATTTTTTCAAAGAAAACCTGTCTATGGACGACTTTGTAATCTTCCTGCGGGAGCATAACCTTATCGGAGGCAACACTTAATGAATCTTACTTTTGTTCCAAACGCCCTTGAAAAAATCTCTCCCACCTGGGTTATGTCAGACATTACATACCCCGATGGTATCATAACCCGCACCGAGGACGATTACCTTCGCCGCATCGGCAGCACCTTCAAGGGTATTTCTTTCCTTGGCCCCGGCTATCCTGCCTGGTTTGAATACTCCAAAGATAACCTCGGCGCTTCCAAGTCTGGCTTCTTACATACCAGCCTTGTTAAAGAGCTTGAAATTATCCTTGATATAGGTTATGCCAAGCTTGCCATCACAACCGAACATAGCATTTTCTTTCTGGAATCCGCAGAACCCGTTCAGGAAACCGCTGAAATTCATGAGCTGATGGATCAAATCAACGCTCTAAATAAGTAACAAAAACATTAAAGGTTGCGCTCTTAACGCGCGGGTGGGTATGGGGTTTATTATTTATGACATTATCAGAAAAATCAGAACTGCTGCGCCTGTTACAGCTCTATCAGGATGATCTTTTGCGTAAAAACCGTGAGAACATTCAAACAGCTGATGCTATTGCCAAAGATAGCCTGTCCTTTATGGACGCTTCTTATTTTTACGGTATTAAAGCCCAGTACAACCACGCCCGCCTGATTGCTCGTAAGTTATCAGTTGAAATCGGTAAAGATGTCAAATCTTACTGGGAGCTGTCCTGATTCACAAACAAAAAACCGTGCAGGCACAACCACCCACACGGTTCATCCCATTACTTTAATTTTTCCAAAATCTCATCAGCACTCATGCCGTTTGCAAGCAGCTGGTTGATCATTTCCTGCGCCTGAACTTTTTTCGCTTCCGCCTCAGCAGCAATGTCCGCCTTGGCCTTTTTCTCTTCCAGCTTGGTCAGCTTTTTCTCCGCGGCCTTCACATCCGCCTTCTGCATTTTCAAGGTTTCTTTCATGGATTGCAGGTCAGTTTTCAGCTCCTCAATGCTGGCATTGGTCTTGGCAACTTCAGCTTCCGCCTCTTCCTTTTCTTTCTGAGCAGCGGCAATCAGGTTTTCGTAATCAACACCGGCAGCTTTTACTTTATTCTTGCTTCCCTTGGTTCTCGGCATAGTGCTAACCTCCTACAAAATATTTTATGCGCTTAGTATATCACAGCGGTTTTCAAACTGCAATAGACGTTCAAAGGGGGAATTCTTTCTGCTTATTTTTTATGATACCTGTGCCCTGCTCAATATGGGCGCACATGTTGTCGATCGTCCATTTATTATCTCCGTCCAAACCCTGCTGGAGCTGGAATCCATCAAAACCAGCCGCACCAAAGATGAATCCGTTCGTTATCGTGCCCGCCAAATGGCTCACTATCTCGATAGCGCCCACGATTCCGACCTTTATCAAGTTTCCAATGCTACCGATTATCTGAACGATGATACCTGCCCGTTTCGCAGCACACTGCCCAACACCCCGGATTCCATCATCATTTATGCGGCCTGGAAAACATACAGCCAAAACCAGGATATGATCTTCTGCACGGACGATCTTTGCTGTAAACACCTGGCCTCTTCCCTCGCCCACCTGCCCGTCTGCTCCTCCAAGGATCTTCTCCCCCGCCAAAGCTATACCGGCTTTCTGGAGGTCACTCCAACCGATGAGCAATACGCTGCCCTCTATGAGCAGCCGGAACGAAATACCTTTGGCCTTATCCCCAATCAATATCTTATCGCTCACAGCCCCGCAGACAACTCCGTACAGGCGTTTAAGTGGGCAAGCGGTAAACATGTCGCGGTGGATTATAAGCCCTTCGAAACGCAGGCATTTGGCGCTATCAGGGCCAAGGAGAAAGATATCTACCAGATGCTCGCTTTTGACAGCCTTTTACATAACCAAATCACCATGCTGTGTGGTCCTGCCGGTACTGGCAAAAGCTATCTGGCTCTGGCTTATATGCTCAAGCTGCTGGAAACCCACAAGATTGATAAAATCATCGTGTTCACCAACCCCTGCGCCACATCCGGCGCTGCCCGTCTTGGTTTTTACCCAGGCACCCGCAATGAAAAGCTGCTTGACAGCCAAATCGGCAACATGCTCGGCGCTAAACTCGGCGATACTTTGGAACTCAAGCGCTATATTGACGCCAATGAAATCCAGCTTCTCCCCTTCTCGGACCTGCGCGGCTTTGATACCACCGGCAAGAACTGCGCCGTCTATATTACCGAGGCCCAGAACCTTGATATTGAAATGATGCGGCTTGCTCTTCAGCGTATCGGCGAAGATTCCATCTGTATCATTGATGGTGATTATGACGCTCAAGTCGATCTCGATATCTACTCTGGCGATAACAACGGCATGCGCCGCCTCTCCCAGGTCTTCCGCGGTCAGGATTTCTATGGCGAGGTCAAGCTCCAAAAAATCTACCGTTCCCGTATCGCCGCACTTGCACAGGAGATGTAATCAATGACAGCTAATACAGATAAACTTCTTTCAATTCTTACCGGCATTCTTATTACCGTTCTGGTTTATTTTTTGGCCTTTTGGTTTCACCTGGCTCTCGCCAAGTTTATTTTGGTGCCTATGTTTGGCACCGCCATCTGCTCCATATTGAACCAATTATTCAATACCGCATCCTTCACCCCGCAAATGCTGCCCTCTACATATGCCTGGGCCTGCCTGATCGGCGGCATCTTCTTCTGGCCTCATATCAGCAGCAGTAAACATTAAGGAGTACACGCCATGAAAAAATATACCGCACAAACGCTCACTGATGAAGGCTACACCATTGAGAACGCTCAGATTACAAACGTATCTCTTTCAACCACAAATTATTGCTGTCTCTCTCTTGATCTTACTCTCAAAGCTGCCAGTTGGGATGTTGTTTACGGCGGTTACTGCCTTGGCAAAGTCTACCCCGACAGCTATGAAAAAGATTCTTACGAGGGTTCTGCCATCGGTATGGAGGCTATCATGCGCATCATGGATGTCGTCGGTGTTTCCCGTCTGGAAGATATGAAAGGTAAATACATTCGTGTCGCTACCAAGGGCTGGGGCAGCACCGTTAAAATCATCGGCAATATCATCAACAACCTCTGGTTCGATTATGACTCTTTCTTCAAAGATAAGGAATCAGCCTCCGTTCAAGACGCAATCACAGAACTCGTTACCGTTTCAGCCGACCTGGCGGATTGATTACTTTCTTCGTCTTACCACCACTCGCGGCTGTGCATGTCCAAACAAACTCCGCTTCGGCATTTCAAACGCTGTTTCAAACTCCTCGTCAAATTTGGCCCGTACCTTAAAATAATCCGTGATTTTTGCCTGGATCTCCCGTAGCGCCTGCTGTTCCTTTTCAATCTGGATGTATTGTTCTCTTGTGCAGCTGTCTCCTCCCTGTATCCGCTGTTGCCATTCATTCAGGGCATCCTCCTGGTAGCCGCACAGCTCCAGCATCTCATTGCAAAATCTTACGCTTGTCGGTCCTGCCATTCATAACCACTCCTTGCCTTTTTCTTTTATCTTACCATATCAGAGGTGATTTCTCTATGAATTTCTTTACTGCTGACCTTCATTTTTCTCACCGTAACATTATCCGCTTCGATGATCGTCCGTTTCTTGACCTGCCCTCTATGCACGCGGAGCTTATCAAGCGCTGGAACAGCGTTGTCTCTCCGGGCGATAACGTTTATGTCCTTGGCGATATGTTCTGGGACCCGTCCGAAGCTCCTATGATCCTTGAACAGCTCAATGGTCATATCCATCTCATTAAGGGCAACCACGATAAAATCTCACCGGAAATGATGCGCTACTTTTCTTCCATCAAGGGCTATGATGAACTCACAGCCGGCAAATACAAACTTATTCTTTGCCACTACCCTATCATGTTCTACAACCACTCCTATTCGCCGGAGTGCTACATGCTCTGCGGCCACGTCCATAACACCCGTGAGAACACCTATCTCGCCAAGTGGAAAGCAGAACTGCGTGATAACGCGGTCGGTATCGCCAGTAACAAGGGCAACATCATCAACGTTGGCTGTATGCTGCATGATTATACCCCAAAAACCCTTAACCAGCTCATTGCCTGGGATAAGGAAGGAGGCTGGAAAGTTGAGTAAAACAATCTTTACCTTTACAGAAGAATTTGATGATGCCGGCCATCTCATCAAACGCACCATCACAACCGAACAGGGCGAAACAATTCTGCCGGTAACGCCAAACACCAAGCCGATTGATAACATGCCGTTTATCCCCACTCCAACTCCCTGGAAAGCGCCGCTTGATATAACCTGGAAAGCGCCACCTGATGTAACCTGTAATTCTACCGGAGGTACCGCCCATGAATCCTAAAGAATTCGAACTGGCCGCCTGCACCGCCATCTCCCGCTACTTCAATGATAACGCCGATGTAACTGGTGTCTATCTGTCACCGGATGATATCTACACCGTCTGGTCGTGTAAAACTCTTCAAAACAATAAAGGTCTTTTCACCACCCCTGTCAAAGACGGCCTGTATTACGAAGCTACCTATAACGGCGATAAGCAGGAACTCTACGTTGACTGTTATCAAAAGCTTAAAAACTTTGCCGTAAAAGTCAGCGAATAAAACAACAAAGCCCCTATCCACTGTCACCCAGCGGACGGGGGCTATTTTTTTTAGTTCAGGCCAAAATCAGCTAACAACGGGTTCTTCAACAGCATCCCCACAATCACATACCGGTAAGATTTCACACTGCCGTCATAGTAAAGGGTTCCTCGTATCCTCTGCTTTTTCACCAGTCCGGCCATAAACTCTGCCTGCTCTTTTGTAAAGTACAAAGAAACCTGCGGGTAGTTCTTGTCATCCAGCCGCGTTGTAATGTGCCGGTTGATTTCCAGTTCTGTCGGCAGCACATAGCTTCCTTCCAGGTGCGGCATCAAAGCTCGGTATTCTTTGGTATCTTTCATCACGCAGCGGTCGGCACCCACCGCCATCATCCTGCCAAGCTCTTCCTGCAACAGCCGGTTTGTCACGGTTCCAATGCGGGTATCTTCAACCTCGGCCTCGTCGTTCAGCACCTCGCGTACACGCATACTCAGCCGCAGGTTGATTTTTACTTCCTTTGCCATCACTTAACCGTCTCCAGCAGCTCTTTCAGCTTCGCAGCTTTTTCAATCAGCTCTGTCAGCGTCTTAATGTCTTCTGCCCGCTGCTCCTGGCTCATCTTTTTCAGTCCTCTCTTATATGCCGGCGTTGCAATCTTCTTGCCAATCTTACCGGCCAGCGGTTGTAAAGTTTTCTGAACAAATGTTTTGGTTTCGGCTTTCTTTTCAGCTACCTCCACCTCGCGTTCAAGTGCAGCCTGTTTTTCAGTTTCCTCAGTTGCGTTTTCCGTTTCTTTTTCAACCAGTGTTTTAATTCCGTTTTTCAGCTCTGTCAGTACATCTTCAAAAAGTTGGTCGCGCTCTTCCGTTGAGCCGCCTTTCCAAACGTTTTTCAACCCTGCCATAACTTCATTCTTAATCTCGTCTTGTAGATCTTTTACCTCTGGGTTTTCAATGGCAAAAAGTTCCTCAAACAAAGAACCAATTCTCTGTTGCTGTTCCTGGTTGAGCCTTGTTAATTCTTCGCCTTCATTTCGTGTCAGATACTTTTCATCTAACATTTGCAGCAGCTGCTTATTTAACGTATGTTCAATTCGTATGTCTTTATCAATCGTCCGCCCAACTGCACCACTGATTTCCTTCAGGGCTTTCTTGGCCTCGGCCTGGTTCATGTTATATGGCTCTTTTTGCAGACACTGAATAAATTCAACTGTTGCCTTGCGCCGGATCATTTCATCACCAAAACCACCACGCACTTGCAGGTTCGCGCTGTACAAAATAACTTTCTTTTCATTGGGGGATAGGGGAGTGGTAACTACATTACAGTTCTTGGCCGCATTCCAGGTCGCATCCTGTTCCTGCAACAGCATCAATGCCCGGTATCTCCGCTCGCCAGAAAGCAAAACATATACCGTCTTACCATCTTCCTGCTCCGGGAACACGACCAGGTTGTGCAGCAGGCCATTGCGCTTAATGTCTTCGGCTAATATTTCAATATCTTCTCCATTGTCATTCTGGCGGAAAATCTCGTTGTCTGGGTTCAGCCGGATGTCTGCCAGGCTGATATCCTTATTTTCAAACTCAATGGTCTTATTACCAACGATCTTTCCAACCAGGGCACGGCCGGCATCATTATCGTTCACTTCTTTTGCCGCACTGCTGGTAGGGATGTTCAGTTTCTTCTCGTTACCTTTTTTCGGCTTTGATTTCAAACCCATCTCACTTTTCCTCCTTGTCCAGTTTTTCAAGCCTCTGTTTCAGCTCTTTATAAGCCGCCACATAGCTCCTGCCAATCGGCTGGGGCTTAGCAGAATAACATACCGGTACACATCTTCTTACCGATGTTTTCACGGCCAAAGCGCTGGGTATCTCAGTCTTGAACAGGGTAGAGCCAAGCACTCTCTGGCATTCTTCCCGTGTCTCTCTCGTGGCCGCACCCTTGTCCACCATGGTCAAAATCACGCCGATTCCTTTCAGGTTCGTCTTTGGGTTCTTGCGCAGCTCATTGCAGATGGAATAAGTTCTAAATGCCGAATCCTCAGAGAACGAATCGCACATCATCGGGATCAATACATAATCCGCTGCCACTAAGGCGTTTGAAAGGATCATACTGTCACGGGTTGGCTGGGTATCCACAATGATATAATCATAGTTTTCCCGCACCTGGTTCAAAAAGTATAGCAAAAAGTCGGCCGTAGATTCCAGCTGTCTTGGGTCGCCCACATCATACTGCTGCGCATCAGCCAATAGGTCCGGCAGCCGCTTGTTGATCCGCGGTGTCTGGCTGCTTGCCGGGATCATATCAACATTCTCATACTCTGTCTCCACAATATAGTCCTTCGTGGGGGTGTACTTGAACCCGTCAAACATATCATACAGTGCTTTGCGGGAATAGGCATTGCTCGTGATTGTATTGCCGCCGCTCAACGCAAAGGTCAGGTTGCCCTGTGGGTCAGTGTCCACACACAAAACCTTTTTTCCTTCATCTCCCATTAAGTAAGCAAGGTTAGAAGCAGTAACTGTTTTACCAGAGCCGCCCTTTTCAATCGCAATCGTAATAATTTTTGCAGCCATATACAGCCCTCCATGTAAAAGAACCAATTCTTTGTTGCTATTTTAATTTCATTATAACACATCAACACTCAAAGTCAACAAGCAAAAGAATCAGTTCTTTGTTGCTGTAATAAAGTTAAAAATAGGGGAGCCACCTCGTCAGCAGCTCCCCCTGGTTATTCTTCAAATGTTGTTTCATCCAGCCGGAACATCGGCTCTTTGCCGTCCTGTCCCATCCGCCGTTTTCCGCTTTCAATGATCGTGGCGGAATTTTCTACAATGTCGCTGTACACCACCGTGCGGTAATACTGCGCAGATTTCTTTTCCACATCCTGCCTCAGCATCACGCTAAACTTTTCCAGTTCACCCAACGCCCAGCTTTTCAGCCCGTGGTTATTCTGGATGATTCCATTCAGCGCTTCCAGTGTTTCTTCAGCCTGGTCTTGTTTGTTCTGGTTAGTCAATATCTTGGCCGCATAAGTAAACACATTTGCCAAAACATTCCGCTCTTCTACGGTCAGCTCCTTCTTGTAGCCCGCATATCCAGCCCGGTCTTCTATCTCGCCCCGCGCCTTGCGGAACGTCATTCTCATCACAGCCGGGGGCAGGGGAGAGACCTCTCCGGTTTCAGCCGCCAACACAGCTTGTTTCTTCGCCTTTTGTTGGCGTGCCACCTCCTGGTCACTGCGCTGGTTCGCGCTCAAAAACGCCCGCACCTTCTCCATCTCTTTGCGTGATTTGTACTTGATAAAAATATACAGATGGGTGTATTTCCGCACGCCTTTGGTTCGCACCGGCTCATAGTCAAACCACAGGTCTGTCATCTCGTTGATTTCATTTTTTACCAGCTTCAAAACATTGCGTTCAAAGTCTGAAAAATTCGGGTACTTTTCTGTCAACGGTTTTTCGCGGTCATACTTGTTATCCACATCGGACTTTTTGCGGTTCATACCGCGCTCTTCTTTGGTCGGTACAGACAGCAGGTTTTTGAAATCATCAATGCCAAACTTTTTGTACTTGTATCCGCGCAGCTGGCTCCGCTTGGCGGGGAACATCCCCAGCACCTCGTCCGTCACCGGCTCAAACACCAGCCCATTGGCGTATTCGTAGTCCCGGTTGCCGTTATCATAAGATAAGATAATTTCATACACACGCATAGAATAGGTGCTCTGCATCATCAGCAAGTATTCAATACTGTAAGATGTGTAGTTGCTTGTCAGCTGGGCAATGTCTTTCCAAATGTCCTCATTAAACCGCATACTGATGGTTTTGCCCTCAGTATCAATAATCGAACCTTTGCGTACCCAGCTCATGCTCTTGTACTTGGTCGGGGCAATCGGCACCCAAAATGTCCGGTTCTCCAAATTTTCAATCGTGTGCTGCAAATATGCCACATAGGCCGGCTTTTCCGCGTTCACACCAGTCAGTTTTGAAAAGTCGCTGAACGTAATCGTGTAATACTTCGAAGCATCCGTGTCATTTTTCTGGTCAATTTTGGAAAGCAGCATGAACAAAATTTTCTGCTCGTTGCGCGGCAGGGAATACTTGGTCTTCTGGATCAGGTCATTGCTCTTGGTGATGTAAGAGCCAACGGCAAAAGGGGAGCCGGTCTTCTTTTCCTGCTCCTTTTTCGCCTTAACCTCTTCGTCCGTCATCACCTCTCCGGTAATCGCCGTTCCTGTGCCTGCACGGTTTACTTTTTGGTCTTTCATCATTCTGTTCGCCCGCATAGCCTGTCCGCCATGTCAAGCTCAACCTCCAAATCACAGTGTATGTATCGCATCGCACAGGTGGGTATACCTAACGCATTATATCTTTATCTTACCCTATTTTTATCCGCTCGTCAAGCCTGATTTTTTTGCGCTTTTCTTCAAAACAAAACTCGTAGTAAAATTTTTTGCGCTTATTATTATTTATTATTTATATTTTATATTTATATTATATAAGGTATATTGCGAGTTTCTTTTACACAAGCTGCGAGGTTCTTTTATTCTACATACGAGTTTCTTTTATACGGGCTACGAGTTTCTTTTATTCTTGCTACGAGTTTCTTTTACGCAAAATCCTGCCTTTCGCTGTCAAACAACCTCGTAATTGCCGTCAAAAAATCTCGCAGTTCGCATCAAACAATCTCGTAATTCACGTTAAATTTTTTGTTTCCTGCACTTTTCGTCAAACAAACTCGTAGTTTTAAGCCAAACGGATAGGGTAGGGGAATGGTCTCGCCCATGATTTTTTTACGCCTTTTCAAATCAAAAAAACTCGTAGTTCATTCCGCTGCATCAACCATCCATATCTGGCCGTCTAAACCATATTTTTTCAATCTTTTGGTCAAACAAACTCGTAATTCTGGCTATGGATGGTCATAAATCAACTTCAAGTCCTGCCATGCGCCGCTCGTCCATAACGTCCTGACTTTATTACAATCGGTATTTTTTGCGCTTTTTCACCGTAAAAGAAACTCGTAGTTCAACTCAAGCGTTCTAACCATGGATCAATAGCAGATGTGAAGTCTTTGATTTTTTTGCAATTTTCAAGGTAAAACAAACTCGTAATAGCTGCAGTAGCCAGCGCCGGCCGGATTCAATCTTGTCGCATGTATCATCTATCAATTCATAAACCGTTCATGTCAGTCGGCAAGCTAGTTATGCGCACCATAGGACTATACACCAAAAAGTATACACCCGTCATGCCGCCAATACAACAATAATCAATCCGATAGGGTGGAAGCGAAGTCCTAAACAAAATCCATATATACACAACTTCGCTAAAGTTCAGTTTAGCGAAACATAGAGGAGGGAGCAACTCAAATAATTTTCAAAACCTCCTTGACATATGACATAAAATGTCGTATCCTACTGTCTCTGAACTGTATTGATACTTCCAACCTGCTAAAAAATAGGGAGCACCCAAGGTTTCAAACCAAAGGTACTCCCTATTCCTGTTTGTATAATTCTTTGCTGTTTTTACTCAAGCGTAAAATTTACTTGTGATCCAACGACTCTTTATGGTATACTATTCTCCAGAGGATTGAAGCTCCGCTGAATTTCACCCAACTTTATAAGCGCTTAGGCGGCCACCTCCCACTAGCCGGAAGGCTGAATGGAGGTTTAATCATTTTCGCCTTTCGGCAATCTTGTTGTCGGAGGTGATGCCATGAATTCTATTGTGGATGTGTTTACAATCGTAAGCTGCATCGGTACATGGACTGGCGTTTTTGTGGCCATTTATTTTGGCCGTAAAAAGAAATGAGGCTACCTAACTAGCACTTAGGCGGCCTCATCTGAACTGGGTACATTGTAGCAGATGTATTTGGTTCATTTGCAGCTAACTGAGGTGTTCGCTTATTAAGAGCTTCAATCCTCTATTTGTATTATATACCACATGTTGTTCGCTGTCAACCTTAACGCTTAAACAAAAACTCCTGTATATCGTCAAATGCTCGCTGCATCTGCTCCACATTGTCGCCGTTCAGGTTGTGCCCCAGCTGTGCAAATTCTGCCCGCAGCAGCATGTTAATGCTTTCATCCAGGCTGTTCAAGTGCTTCTTCACACCCTCCAACTGTTTGTCAAACGTGTCGCAGCGCCCTTCCACCGTTTTCAGCCGCTCTTCAATCTTGTCCATCCGGGCATCCTGATCTCTGTTTGGCTTTTTCAAAAAGTTGTTGAACTTAACCCCCTGGGCAATCGCATTCGAAATACTAACCACCGCCGCACAAGCTGAAAGCACCAGCATCAGTATGTCCTGCGCCGTAAATGTAAATACCGGGTTAGGCATCTGCGTTCACCTTCTCTCCGGCAGCAGCTTCACCCGCTTTCATCTGCTCATAAGCCGCCTGGGCAATCGCACGCGCCTGCTCCTCTGTAATGGTAACACCGGCCTGCTTGGCCACTTCCATAATCAGTTCTGCGGCACGCTTGTTCTTTTCCTCGCCGGAAATATCGTTAAAATACTGCTTGATATATTTACAGGCGCTTAACCCCCACTGCATCAACAGCGGGTAGCCGCTCAACAGGTTCAGCGCCTTGTTTACTGTTTCCTGGGCGTTCGGCAGCACATATTTGCCGACCATAAAAGCAACCACGCAAACCAGGCCCATCACAATATATACAATTCCCTGTTCCATACCTAACCTCCAATCTCTTCCGTGTCACTTGTCTCATCAATCGGCGTAAAAATCTCATCACCAGGGGGCGTATTGTCACCCTCTGTTTTTTCTTCTTCCGCTACTTTTTCCCTCACCTTAATCCAGGCGTTACACAAATTCTCTGCACTCATTGCCGCAAACAGCCCAATGTTAAAAGACGATTCCGGTAACTGTCCGGTCCTAAAACACAGGATCATGTATACAATCGCGTAAACAATCGTTGCGCCCATTGTAAAAACAATAATCTTTTTGCTGAACCTCATCAGGCTCCAGTTTTCCTTCATAAAAATCACCTGCTTTGGCCGCACTCAGGTATGGCTCTTCACCGCTTTTTGGCTGATATAACCATAAACCGTTTTGAACCAGCCGTTCACGACCGTCTCATACCCAATGCAAACAGGCTTGCCGGTCTTGGCATTCGGGCTGCTGATCACCCCAATGGACTGGTACTGCATTCCGGCACCCTTGCGCACATTCCATTTGCCGTTGTTCAGGGTAATGGCTTTTGTCACAGTCTTTTTCACTGCCGGTTCAACCTTCGGCTCCTCAGCCGCTTCCTGCTTGTCCACCTGTACACTGTGCTGGTTTGCATTGGCCCACAAAATCACACCGCGGTTGGCCGGCTTAAAGTCATCATCCAGCCAGCATAGCGGGTTCTCGCGCACACCTTTCCAGCGCACCTCAAAGTGTAAATGGGCACCAAAACAGTTGCCGGTCTGACCGCTGTAGCCAATCACTTCGCCGGTTTTCACCTTTTGTCCAACCTTCACCGTGATAGAATTCAAATGAGCATACAACGTTTCCAGCTTGCCGCCTTTATACGCCGTATGCTCAATCTTCACCATATTGCCATAACTGTTGGTGTCGCCCTGGGTCACTCGCCCATTCCAATGGTAAACCACGCGCACCGTTCCATCTTCCGCCGCAAACACCGGTGTTCCCACCAAAGCGCGGAGGTCAATTGCCCTGTGCAGCGCCCCACTGTTATATTTCCAGCCAGCCGTAATCACATGCTGCGCCAATGGCCACCCAAAACATACTTCTCCATTCTTCAGCCGCATCTTCCATCAGCCTCCTTTTAACATTCCATCGTATTGTAAAGTAATTTTGCTTCACGGCTATTTCAGTTTAGTTAATAATCCCACGAAATGGTATTTGGGTTATTTGTCGTCCAACCGTAACTGTTATTACCAAAAGTTGCATTATTTTTACCAGTATAAACCTGAATCTCTCCTGTGGTTTTAACAATGCAAACAGCAGGTCCAAAAATCTGGCCAGACGTTGTTACATTTAATCCAAAAGGACAATAAGTATTGACTTTCGGTCTATAGGCAGACTGAACTGTTCCAATTTGAATAAAGCCAGCCGCGTCACTTGTTGCAGGCCCCATACACTGAAAAGTCAAATAGACTCTTCGTCCACGGCGATGTGCTTTTTCTGTATTTGCCCACATCGTAATGCCGGACTTCACAGTATACACACTCGAAACAGATAAGGACACCCACTCTGTACTCGCATCATACGCATCTTTTACCGCTTTGGGTGTTGCCGCAACACCACCATTGGTCGAACTCGTTGAACTGGTCGAATCACTCAATTTCACACCGCCCAAAGTCGAAGCATTACCTGTCGGCAGTGTATATTTAGTATCTGTTGTCGGCGGTGTATACCCCAAAGCATTTGTTACATTCGCCTTTGTCAAACTAATCGTGCCGGAATTCTCCGTAATGTTACTCCCGATTTTTACACCACCCAAAGTCCAAGCACTCGCGGTTGGCAGTGTATATTTCGTATCAGTCGTAGGTGGCGTATAACCCAGTGCATTTGTCACGTTAGTTTTACTAATGCTGATCGTGCCGCTGTTTACTGTAATATTGCTGCCAATCTTTACACCACCCAGCGTAGAACTTGTCGCCGCAGGCAGCGTATAAGTCGATCCGCTACTTGCAGGCGTCATATAAATCTGGTTTGCATTCAAAGTGCCTGCACTTTTGGCATTGTCATACTGGCTCTGTGTTAGATAATTGATTACTAAACTGTCTAACCTTGTATTTGTCGCCATATTGTATACTTCTCACCTCATTTCACAAATACTCGGATGTGGTTTTTATCCAGCCGTTCCATCACACGGTATCCGGTTTCTGCATTAGTTCCAATGCCATTATCATTGGCAGCACAAAATCCGTTTACTTCACAGGTGCCATCGTCCACCACAACCAGCTTTCCCATCAGGCCAACAGCATCCCATTCTTTGCGCTGTCCGCGGGCAATATACTGTTTGTCATTATCATAGTTCGGGTTCAACACCAGGCCGTTCTCTGTGGTGCTGTCATGCTTCAGTGCTCCAAAAATATCACGCTCGTACATGCCAGCCCACTGGTCCTCAGCAGTATCGCCCAGCACAGTCGGGTTGCCGGATACAATACCCAAAATGTAAGTATCTTTGCTGTTTGCCAGTCGAATGTATTTCCCATCCAACGTCACAAACATGCCACGCCGGTCTTCCCCATCAAGGTTCCCGTCCTGCCACTCAAACATTTCCGCATAGTCAGCGCCGGAAGAAGAATAGGTTCCACCGTAAGCCTTACCACCATAATCAATACGGAAGCTATTGCTTTTAGCGGAAGATGTACCATTACCGAAAATTAAAACATTACTTGTCGGAGAATTGTTAGACAAAATAGCATAAGTCGAGACGCAATAATTTCCTCCAACAAAGCCACTATTCAATCCGTCGTAATATGTAGTGACATAATTATTTCCACCTTTTAATCCAGTAACTTTGTTTCCGGTACCAACAATCAAAGAATGAGATGGCCCATAATCAGCTCCGGCACCAGCAGAAACTGTGTCGATAGAGTTTTCTCCCAGGATAACATTTCCACGTCCGTCCATAAGGCTGTTCGTTACATTTGCTTTTGTCAGGCTAATCGTGCCACTGCTCACTGTAATATTGCTACCAATCTTTACACCACCCAATGTAGAACTTGTCGCGGTCGGCAATGTATAACTCGTACTGTTCGCCGGTGTCATATAAATCTGGTTTGCATTCAGTTTTCCATTTGTCTTAGCCGTATCATATTGGCTTTGTGTCAGGTAGTTAATTACCAAATTGTCCAGCTTTGTATCAGTTGCCATAATCATATACCTCTCGTTACAATCGCGCTGATTGCGGATAATCCGCTCGGCAGCCCAGTCAGTTTTCCGTTGCTGATGCTTAGGCTCAGGTTGGTGCTGCTTGGGCCGCCATACATGGCGCTCTTGTGGTACTTGTCGCCCTCAAACGCGATCAGGCTCGTAGACTGCCCACCCCAACCGCTGGAACTGGTCATGGTGCCGTAGCCCCAAATCTTAATTGTCCCGTCAGTGCGCTTAAAACTAACGCTGGGGTTGGTGTTCGTGATGGCGTATGCTTCCACATTGTTATTGCCACTGCCGCCGGAACTCCCGCCGCCGGCATAAGTTCCTGTCACACCAAAAATGCTCACACCGCTCTTAATGTTCCCGGCCACCAGGTTTGCATCGCCTTTAATGGTCTGAGCACCACTTAAATACTGGCTTGCCGCAATACTTTGGTCACTGGTCTTTGGGGTGTAAGTTGCTGCAGCCTTCTTGGTTACACCACTGCCAACATAAGTTCTGGAAACAGCGTTTACCGTTACGGAACTCAAACCATCATACCCGCTGTCCGGGCTGATGGTCTGGGTACTTTCACTAGGCGTCGCGGTTTTTGTCTGTAGCCTGGGGCTGCTTCCGCCACTGCTGCTCCCAGCATAACTGCCTGTCACATTAAAAATCCTCACGCCGTTTCTAATGTTACCGGCGGTCAAATTGCTGTCACCCTTAATCGTCTGGGTCCCATTCAAATACTGGCCGGATGCAATGCTCTGGTCACTCGTTCCCGGTGTATAAGTCGCAGCACTCTTTTTCGTTACTCCGCTTCCCACATAAGTTCTCGATACTGCATTTACTGTAACCTGGCTCAAACCGTCATAGCCATTGTCTGCTTTGATCGTCTGTGCGCTCTCACTGGGGCTGACTGTTTTGCTCTGCAAACTTGCCCCACTGGCACCACCAGTCACAAAACCGCCCTGCATATCCACCTGCGTACTTCCTAAATAAACTCCCATATAAAAATCACCACCTGCTAATTGTCACACTTGTTGCGCCCACACTGGCTGCCGTAATACTGATAGATTTCGCACTGCTGCCATCCCATGCACCCTGGCTTGTCCCGTTCAGGTTAATCGTTAAAGCTGCATTCACCTTGTTGGCGCTCGTTGCGGCACCGCCTGCACTGCTGGACCCAGCATAATTGTGGGTGTGGCCGCTCGGTGTAAAGGTGCTCGGCTTGCCTGTAACATTGCTCCATGCTACTGCATTAGCGGTGTTAGAAACAGACGCCCGATCCGCACAAACATTATAATTATCACACTTCAGAACGACATCATTGCCAGACCACTGCGCATAGAGCGGATAACTATCTCCATAAGTTTCTGTCGTGCTTCCCTGCTTATATGTCTGCAACTTTGTAGCGGCTTTCACGCTCTTCGCGCTGTCCGCCGTGTTATCCACACTGCCCAGCCCAACATCGCTCTTGGTCAGTGTGCGGAACGTTGCCACGCCGTTTGCACTGGCCGGTGCTGCCAAAACAGTTCCTTTTGTCCGGCTAATCGTCGAATCATAATACTGGCTGTGTGTGTGGCTGGTCGGGGCCTTCCCATCAATTAGATCTTTTAGCACTTTGCCCTGTGCGGCACTCAGGCTCTGATCCGTGGCCGTGCTTGTCAGGTTATTTTGTACCCCACGCCATGTATTCGTATCAGTAAACTTGGCATCCGCAGGCACGCTTTTGCCCAAAGTATAAGTTGTAACAACAGGTTTTCCATCATTAAAATAAACCGGCTGTGTCGCACTTCCTGCGCTGCTTGTCAACTTTGTGGCGGTGTCTGCATTGCCGGTCAACTTGCCAATAAAACTCGGAGCTGTTACAGAATCGCTCACATACAATTTGGACAGCAAGCGGGACACTCCGTTTACAATAAGGTTGCCTAACTGAGCCATCCTATCATCTCCTTTTTACATCTCTATAAAGTTATCCATCACGATTGAATCATCGGTGAGTTTACCAGCACTTGTTGAGCCATCAACATAACTATCGGCAGGCACAACCCGGATATTGGAATATGTAATCGTGCCTTTTCCATTGGAATAATTCGTCCGGCATCCAAGCTCTAACCCAGTACAGTCGCTGGTTATGCTGAACGTAGCAACATATCGCTTGCTCCCGCTGTCAGCGCTTAACACAAGATCTTTGAATCCTTTTAGATTGTTGATCGCGTTACACATTGGGTTGCTATAATTCCAACTCCAGCTGGTTCCGTCATAACAAGAACCTTGACTACCAATATTAAAATTATCCGCCACATCTGTTTTGAAGCCACTCCAGATAACGGTCATATCAATTACATAGCTTTTACCTTTTACAAATCCTGTGATATATCGTCCCATACATGAATTTGTAACAGACGCAGTTGGTGTATATCCTTCGCTCATAAACGTGTTCAGCATAGCGCCGTTTGTCTCTACAAAACTTCCCGCATTCACAACCCCGCTTTTATTCACTCCCACACTCATGTTTCAATCAGCTCTCCCTTCATCATCATCGTTCCGGTGCTTGTAATCGAAACCGGTGTGTTGTATAGCTCTGCAATGTCCGCCTCCGATAGAGCAGTAGCATAAATGCGGAAATCGGAAAGCTTGCCATGGAAATTTGTATTCCAATCATTTCCCGCATAACTGTCACCCAATGTAAATGTGCCCGCAGGCATTATTGTTTTATCTGCATAGGCAGCGCTGCAATTTTTCTTGCCATCCAAATACCAGGTCGCTACACCTTCTTTGTATACATAAGTGAACAAATGCCAGGTATTTATTGCAATATTACTTCCGCCTTTCACATAATTTGAACTAACGCTTCGGTATCCCCACTGCGCACAGCCTTCGGTATTAACTGCCAGCCACAAACCGGAGCCGCCATAACCGTTACTGTTCAACCAAGTAGAATATGCGCCGCCTTCAATTTGGTTCAGCCAAATACTAATCGTGAAGTTGCTCGCAGCCTGCCCACCAAACGGCATTTTCCCAGTAATATAATTTTTATAAGGGAACTCATAACACTTATCATACATCGGGCTGTTCCCAGCCAAAACCGGCCGGCAAGCGCTTGTAACACTGCCATGGTTTCCCATTCCGCTCGTGTCATACACCGTGTTATCCGCCCAGCTGCCATTGCTTCCACTTGCCGCCGTACTGCATTCACTTACACAAACGTCTTTCAAGTCAAAATCGCAAGTGTAAACTTTGTCTTTGGTCACCAAACTTTCAGAATAAAATTCAACCAGCGGTTTCGTATCATACTCTGTGCCGGATCTTGTGTACTTTGCGTCCAGCTTGATCTGGATGTGGTATTCATGCCACTGGTTGTCCGCCACCGTGATCGTCTTCATGCTCGTAACCCAGTCATTGCTGATGTGTGCCGCTCTAAAGCTAATGTCAAAGTTCTTGCTGTGGCACCGCACCTTGCAACTGTAATCATAAGTTTTGCCAGCAGTAAAACTAAAAGTAGGGAAGTAAAAATTAGGCCAGGTATTATTGCCGGTTCCTGTATAACTCAGCTTGTAATTATACCCGCGTTCATTTGCCAGCTTGGTCACAGTATAGCTACTACCGCTCGGCTTCCCCTCAAAATTATCTCCACTATATTTGTTAATACTCCCTGTTGCATACGGGTCATTCAGCGGATAGTGACAGCACAGCCCTTGTGCAATTTCGTGAACTTCTTTCGGGCTGAGTGCATTGTCGTAAATACGAAAATCAGCGATAGAACCGTTATATGTGTTGTTACCAGCAATTCTTGACATCAGCATGATCTTACGGTTCCCACTTAACACTGTACTTAGTTGATTCGTCTGGGTATATTTATTTTGCAAGGTGCCATTTATATACAGTAAGCATTGTTCTCCAGTAATTACGAAGCCAATATGATACCATTTATTATTAGAAAACTCGCCAAGTACAGAACCACTGCTGATCAGAGGCGTTTTATCTGCATACCAATAATATCGTGTTGTTTTAGAGACCTCAAAACGGTTATCACCAGCTCCAATAGAAAATACATCACACCATGCGTCCGGCGTATCTGGATAAAACCAAAATGTAATTGTCAACTGTTCGCTATCTATATCATATGGGATGCTAATTTTCTGCCCGGTAAACACACCGCATTTTCCAATCGGGCCATTACCCCAAGATGCAGGACTACCATTTATGGCAACCCCACTTATCCCTTGGTTTTCGTTCTTGCCATTCAGCGGTAGCCAAACCTGCAATGCCATAACCACCGCCTCCTTAACTAAACGTAAAATTCACACACTTGTTTGTTGCATCGTATCGCAGTGTACATCCATCGCCAATCATAATCTCATTGGCGCTCATGCGTCCGGCAACACCAACACCGCCACTTACCTTCACAGCGCCAGTACTTTTATTTGTAGACGCAGTTGTATTTGTAAACGCAGTCACACCCGTCACAGTTCCGCCCGCCAGTGGTAGGTATGGATGACTGTGCGTATCAGCTTTGGTTTTCAGCTTCGCGTCAATCTCGCTCTCTGTATAGTACCGATCGTCATGTGTATGGCTCGATGCAGCATAGCTGCCCTTTGGCTGATAAATAGCGTCACCCTTGCCCTTGATGTAACTCCATAATGCTTTTACTGGTCGCCGGTAGTATGTGGTTGAAGTAGTTCCACCTCCCGCATACTGAGATACATAATAGTCATCATCATGCGGAGTGGAATCACCAGTAGAGAGATTGTTAATAAGTACGCTTGCGTCGTGGGTATGCCCGGCAGTAGCAAATTGACCCTTGTTTACAGCACGAAGTTCATACCCATTCCAGCCAGCAAGCCAAGTGTAATCTGTATAACTCATGCCGGCTTTTGAATAAGCAAATGTTGTATCTGAAGACTTATTGCCTATGTCTTTTATACTATTATGGGTATGTCCCATAGCCGCTTTCCCATCAACCAGGGTTTTCAGCGCCTTGCCCTGCGCTGCGCTCAAACTGTCGGTCGTACTGTCGCTGGTCAAATTATTTTGGATGCCGCGCCAAGTGTCGGTGTCTGTCAGCTTGTCCTGTACCCATCCGCTCCAGGTCCCGTTTGCACAATGGCGGCGGTAAGCAGCACTATCGCCGTAAATAATCTGGGTATAATAATTTCCACTTGCCCGGTGAATCACAATCAAGCCAAAATGATCTACGTTACTTGGTTTATTTGTCACGCTGTTGCTGCCGCCAGAACTGTAAAATCCTGGCGTCACCACATCGTTTAAGTTCTCGTTTGTCAACACAATCATGGCGGCCTTGCTCTCATTCAGGATCTTACCCTGGTTTGCCGCAAGGCTCTGGTCGGTCGCGCTGTTGGTCAAGCTATTCACAACCGGCCGCCATGTGTTTGTGTCCTGTTTGGGTGGGGTGTATCCCAGTGCATTCGTTACATTGGCCGCCGTCACACTAAGCACGCCGCTATTATTTGTAATGTTCGCTCCGGTTTTCACGCCGCCCAACACATTGCTGGTCGCCGTGGGCAGGCTGTATTTGTTCGCCCCCTCGGCAATCCCATCCAATTTTTTCTTATCGGCTGCGCTCATAAAGCCAGCCGCGCTCTGTGTAGCTCCCCCGTGCCCGTGGCTAATGGGCGCAAAAATGGTTTTCAGCTTGCCAAAAAAGTAGCCCAAACCCGCGTAATTCAAATATCCCACTTTACCACACCTCCTCTTGGTTTAGTTTTTAAGATGCCAAAATGGTATCAATTTCAGTGTTCTGGATCGCATCAATGGTAAACACCTGGCCCAGTCCATCCCACTTCTCGCCGTTCCAGGCATAGTTCATGCCATTGCCAACGTCGTATACATCGCCAATGGTCTGGCCGCTGGTCGGCAGCTTGTCATAACTTGCCACACTGCCTTTGTAACGATACATAGCGGCAATGTCGCTCTTCAGGGCATAGGTGCTTGCCGCGCCAAAAGCATCCAGTTTCTTCTTGTCGGCAGTGCTCATCAGGCCATGGGTGCCCTGGGTGGCATCATTGTAGGTAGTGTTGGTGCTGGGAATGCCCAATGCCGTAATATCGCCCTTGGCAACCGCAGTCACAGCGCTCACATGTCCGGTCGCATCCACAGTAATTTTGTACAGGCCACTGTCATGTGCGGTATAGCTGGGGTGAACATACTTGTTGGCACCGGCAGCAATGCCGTCCAGTTTTGTTTTGTCAGCCGCGGTCATCAAACCGTGTGCGCTCTGGGTTACATCGTTGTAAGTAGTATTGGTTGGGGTTGCCCAGGTGCCATCACCGCGCAGGTACAAGCCCTGCTGCCCTTTGGCAGGGGCGTTCACCAGGCCGGAACTACCAGCCGTATCAGCAGTCGCACCCTTAAAGTTAGTATAGGTGGTATCTTTATCGGCAACCCACTTGGCCGTACCATCGGCACTCCAGCCCAGGATCATGCCGTCAGAACCACCTACCGGGATGTGCTTGTTGCCGCTTGTGGCTGGATGTACGTATTTGTTTGCACCGTCCGCAACACCGTCCAGCTTCTTCTTATCGGCGGCACTCATCAGGCCAGCGCTCGTGGTGCTTGCAGCTCCATAGGTGGTGTTCGGCGGGGTCGTCCAAGCACCGGTCGAATCCAGCCAGCGCTGCGCACCCTTCGTCGGGCTGGGCACCAGTCCGCTCTTGCCATCTGCATCAACCGTTGCGCCGCTCATCACACTGTAGGTGGTATCCTTTTCGTTTACCCACTTAGCGGTGCCGTCTGCGCTCCAACCCAAAATCTGGTTGGCACTGCCGCCTGCAGGGATATGCTTATTCCCGCTGGTTGTCGGGTGGATGTAATTCATCAGCCCGGCCAGCTTGGTCTTTTCTGCCGTGGTATAGTCGTTGGTCGAAAGTCCCTTGCCATCAATCTTGTCCACCTTACCGGCCAGCAAAGCTTTAATTTTCTGCCAAAAATAAAGCAGACCGTCATAATTCAAAAATGCCATATTGTTTCCTCCTATTCGTCTTTGAATAAATTATCAATTTCGGTATTCGTAATCTCGTCAATTACAGCTTCCGGGTTTGGGGTGTTGATAATCAGTCGCCCATCTGCATCCGCCGTTACGCTCGTAATGCCGGTGCCGCGCACCTTTACCGTACCCTTTGCCATATCACCATGTTTCAGTTCCAAATTGGCTTCTGTGGCATCAGCCTTACTGGCCCCAATTGTAAAATCAGTATCATTCAGCATTACCCAACCAGAGTTATAAATATATAAATCTCCGGGCGGCAGGTAATAAATCTTCCCGGCCAGCGGGGCCAATGGCAGCTCACTTACTCGTTCCAGATCGCTTCCAATCCGAACTCGCCCACTGGCTGTGTCCCGGTAAGTGTTTCCCGTATCCAAGCAGCATACCAGCTGTCCATCCACAATAGGAGTTTTATCCAGCTGCGACTGTTGGATCTCGCATAAAGAAAGTTTTGACATCGTAAAACTCCTTTTTGTAACAATAAAAAAACCGCCTACCTGCGTACAGATAAGCGGTTTCGATTCAGTATTTAATTTGACAAATTTTGCATTGACAGTATAATAATAGCAGAACTAAGGCACCAACGTTTATTCCTTTTTGCCATATCTTCCTCATAGACGTAATAGGCGGTCAAGCCTCCCATCTGCCGCAAGGCATTGTGGAGCGCCCCTACTTTGCCTTCCGGTAAATTCATTTTTGCCAGGAGGTGATGCTTATGCCGGATCTATCCTTTGTTGATACCATCGCTATTATTGGCGTTGTGTTCACCGGGGTACAAACTGTCGTAGCAGTTATCACGTTTTTTCGTGGTAATAAAAAGTAAAACCGCCCTGTCGCAACCAGAGCGGTTTTTGCTATGATGGTTTAGCCATTGTAGTTTCATCGTAAACTGAGACGCGACCGTCTATGTCGGTGCCTTAGTTCTACTATTATTATATATTCAATATCGTTGTTTGTCAATACAATATAAAACCTTCGCTGCACAGTGCATGTTCTCCTACTCGCAAAACACTGGCCCTGCAGCGAAGGCTATTTTTTATGTCAACTTGAAATAACTAACCACTTGGCCGTCTCAGCCAATGGTTTTCCAGGTAATAGCGCCCTCAACAACCTTCACACGGGTATCCATGGCAGTGTTCAGGCCGTCAGCATACTCCTTGGCGGCATCACGGGCAGCATCAGCCTTGGTGGTTGCGTCAGCAGCGGCAGCAGCAATGGCCTCGCTCTTGGCGGCAGCCAGCTGTTCAGTGCCCACCTTGGCATCCCAGGCGGCCTTCTGTTCCTTGGTCACATGGATGTCGGCATTCGCAGTGTGTGTATCCAGGGCGGTCTGCACAGCCTTGATCTTTTTGTCAGCTTCAGCCTTGGTATAAGCATCGGGCACAGCAACATACAGGCCGTCTTCCTCCAGGGTAATGGAGTTGTCAGCCTTGGCGCTCACCTTCACCTTCACGCTGATCTTATTGTCGGTAGAAACAGTAACCTCAGCGGTGGAAGTTGCCAGACCGGTGTAAACATCAATCAGGCTGCCAACCGGGATTTTGATCACATCGCCGCTGGTAATGGTCAGCTCAATGTTTTTGTCCTTGGCATTATAAGTACCGCTGGTCACAACCAGATCCTTGCCAAGCGCAATGGTCAGTTCGTCGCCGCCAAATACCGGCAGCTTGATGGTGCGGGTGCTTGCGTCATAAGTCGGTGCATGCACAACGCCAGTCAGGGTGGTAGTAACGGGGTCGCCGCCCTTGGCAACACTCAGCACGCCCTCATTGTAGGTAACATCGGTAACAAACACACCCTTGCCGCCAACAACGCCCGCAATTTTGGCATCAACGTAATCGGCAACAGCCTTGGTGGTCGGCACATTGTCATCGCTGGCGCTGGCAGCCGGGATCTCAGTTACGGTGGCCTTGTTCAGCTGGATATAGCTGGTGCCATTGAACACATGCAGGGTAAAGTCGCTGGTGCGCACATAAACAACGCCCTGCACCTGGCCGGAACCAGGCAGGGTGCTCACCAGCTTGCAGCTCTTGGTGTATTCAACTGCACCCTTAAAAATCTGCAAAGTGTCAGTCAAAAAATACAGGGTGTCGTTGTCCTTTGCCTCCAGGGCTTCAAAGTTAGCTTTGGTGCCATAATTAAATTTTACTTCTGCCATAATTATCTCTCCTTAAATTTCATGTTGTTTTTGTCGGTTAAAATTCCTGCCAAACAAATCCAGTGCTTGCAGTGCTGAACGGCTCAACAGCAAACTTCCCGGTGTCCAACAGCTGTACAATCCACGGCTCGTACTTGCCCCCGGTGTTTTTAATCATTACGGTCTGTCCGGCATAAGTGTCGCTGCTGTTGTTCAGCTGCTCATTGGCTTGCCCGTTGCTGTCAAAAACACGGGTACGGGGGCGGATCGCCTGTTTGCTCTTATCGTCACGGATGTAATAAAACTCCGATGTGTCCTTGGTAATAACCAGGTCCTTCTCGTCAATAATTCCATTCGTAATTGCTGTATCCAGATTTTCCGCGTTACCATAGCCCAACTTGCTTGTGGTTGCCATTCTCCCAACTCCTTTCTCCATTTGTCGCTATATAGAAAAAACGCAGACGGCCAAGCCTTAAAACTCAACCACCCGCATATTTCCATCAGTTGTACCATCACCGCCGCTGCCGGAACCTCCACTGCTCTTGATCTCTACCGCATTGCCAATCGGGCTTCCGTTGGCGGTCAGCTGCAGCATGTCATTCTTGTAGCTCAGGTTGTCAGCCTTGCTGTTCATCATGGTGTTGCTCTTATCAATCATGGCCTTCAGCATGGCCTGCATCGCAATAATCCGCTGGTCCAAAGCATTCAGTGCTTCGTCCGGGATCGTTGCCGCCCAGTCGTAAACATCAATAATTTTAATTTCGCCCGGCCCAACCTTGCGGATGTACTGGGTGGTCCTACCTTCAGCATCCATCTCAATGTTGCCAAAGGTCAGCTGGAACTCAATCACACCGGCCTCACTGGTCAGCGCTGTATCAAAGGGCAGCTTGTATTCCAGCTTGTTTTTATACAGCTCGTCACTCAGCGTCAAAAACTCGGTGCGGTATTTCTTGCTCACCGGCAACCGGTATTCCAGCATCACCACATAGTCGCGCATGTCTTTGCCCTTGTATTCCGGGTCAGCCAAAAAATGCAGGGTGTCTACCAGTTTGCTCTGCTGCATCACGCGCTCCACCACACTGGCGGTCAGGGTATTGTCCTCGTTAATCAGGATCGTGTACATTGCTCGTCTCCTTTCCGCTCACAATGTAGTCAAACTCATTGCGGCTGATTTTGCCTTTGTGCCACAGCGCATTTAGGGTCGCTTCTTTTAATCGGCGATCCAAATACAGCCGCCGCAAACTCTCCACAAAGTCGCTCATAGCACACCTCCTTCAATCAGGCTCAGGGTATAAGCATCAATAATAGCCTCAGGGGTTTTGGCCCCCAAGGCTTTCAGCTTGTCATATTCGTAAACACTGATCTCTTCCAGCTGCACGGTATCGTATCCTGCCGCCGGAATATTATAGTATCCGTCCACATGCCAGATGTAGCGCCCATCACTGCTCACAATTCCTTCGGCATCATCTGCCGTGCAGTTCACCATAATCCCGTGTTTCGCCTGGTATTTCACAAAACTCAGGTGGTCAAGGGTATCAATCACCTGGCCGTTATATATCACCTTGTAATACATTTCGTCCCTCAACCTCCTTTACACGCTGAACATCACGCGCACGCCATGCTGCTCGGTCGGGGTAACATAGCTGTAAATCTGGCCGTCTGCCGCAACCTGCAAAAAGTAATCTGCATACTGAACATTCGGGCTGCGTGTCCAATAAGTGGTGGCTGCGCCATCATCGTCATAGCAGATCCGGCTCTGATTATCTGTCATGTAACTGATCGTTGTACCTTCATAAATATACGGCTCACTGTTCATGCTGGGGTTCAGCTCATATGCAGCCGGTATAAAGAAGTAACAATCCGCCGTCACAATTTCCTTGGATGTTCCGCCCGCGCTGGATGTCACTTTTACTTGCTGGATCAACTGCTGCCATCCAATCGGCAAGGCATTCGGCAGCCGCTTGTCCAGGTAGGTGCGCAGCGTTGCTGCGGGCCAACCGCCATTGTTGTAATAGCTGCTGGTAATCGGCATCTTGCGTGCCAGCGTATTTTTCGCCAAAAACGTCATTGCGCAGCGCTTGTTTGTGTTATCGCTTAAATAAAACTGCTTAAATCCGCACATCTCATATTCGCGGGTTTCATGCGGCCATGCAGCCAGCTTCCGGCAGGCATTGTCACCCAGGTCTGCATACCAAACTTTCGCCCAGTACACATCACCCTTGGCAAACCGTTCATATTCTCCGTCATCTGCCTTGGCGCAACCAAACACCAGCGTTGCATTGGTCTGCGTAATTCGTCCACGGTTAATCTCGGTGTAAACAATGTCATCACCGTAAATGTTAGCCGTATACACATGCAAGTTATTTTCGCCCTTCTTGTGGCGCATTACCACCATGTCACGGGTTCCAACTGTGGCAGCTGTTGCACTTTCGGTGCCCCAACTGATCTTGGCTCCATTATTGTTCCAAATGCGGATGCCGTTCATGCCGTTGGTTTCAAAACACTGCATCAGCACAGCATTGGCCGTATCGGTTGTGGTCATCCGATAATCTACCGCCAGCACCCAGTCCCGGTCTTCCTTCAACAGCTGCGCACCGGTGTCCACATAGTTGGTGCCATCAAAGGTCTTTTTCTCGTTAATCAAAACCTTCTCTTCAATGTCAGAGTAGCTAAAGTCGTTGCCCATCGTAATGGTCACAGCGTCCTTGGGGCTAACCACCTTATTCTCCACACCAACCTTTTTCATTGCGTAAATCTCAACCGGGCGCAAACTGCCAATCTCTTTGCCGTCAAAATAACCAGAGGTATATTCGCAGCTGTCATATACCGCATTGATGTCCTTGTCTCCGTTCACATATCCGCCCTTGTCCCAATGGTCAAACAGGTAGAACTTATAGGCACCTTCCTCCGCCGTGTAGGTCGGGGTATCGCCTTCATACAACACCATGCTGCCATAGGGGGCAACTGTTTTCTGCTTCTCCGCACCATTGTTCAGGTAGCGCACGGTATACTTCCGCACACTCTCGGTATATTTGGCCGTTACGGTCTGGTTGGTAAATACTGTAACAAACTCTGTGTCCCATCCAGCATAGGTAAAGTCAGTGCTCACCGTGCTCTTCTTGGTCGGCTTCGGGATCGGCTTCTCCGCACGGGTCACAGGGTCAACAGCCTTACCACCCTTGTCAATGTACTGCACATCCAAAACTGTGTGCTCGTCATCATCATTCACAAAGGTCCAGGTAAACTGTTCCACCAGCGTGTTGTAGCTGATCTTCAAATCCGGCCACTGTGCATTAAACTCTGCCAGCTTCTTTTCACGCATAATGGGCACATGTACCTTGCCCTCCAGTACAGAGTGCTCGGTGTTATAGCCGTTCTCATCCAGGCCGGTCATCGTGTACAGTCGGTCAAGCAGCGCTGTATCCTCGCATTCCCAATCAAGGCCGGTCAGGCGCACGCGGTTCAAACCTGTGCATTTTTCCAACATGGCTTTCAGGTCAATGGTCGGGCAGCTTTCTACAACCAGTGTGGTCATGTTCTCATAGCTGTCAATCTTCAAATCGGTCAGGTGGTTCAGGCTCTGTGCCGTCAAGCTTGCAATCGCAGGCAGTTCAGCCTTTTCAATCTTGCCGCCCTTGGCAAACGCCACACCGGTAATACCACTGCCGCCAGCATAAAAATCGGTCAGGTTTACACATCCCGCCAAGCTGATGGATTTCTTCAGGTTTGGCACATTCTGCAAATTCAGGTGCTCCAGCAGCGTATTGTTGCCAACCGCAAAGTCGGTCAGGTTTGTGTTGCGGTAGCCTTCGGTGCCGTTACCAACCTGCAAGTCGGTCAATTTCACACCATGGCTAAAATCAACATACCCAGGGTAAAACCCACTAATATCGCCAATGCTCTGTATCAGGCTGGCATTGTAAACATAAACCTCGGTATCGTTCATGGCTGCAATCGGGCACTCAATCGTGTAGGTCTGGCCGCGCTTGCCGCGCATTTTTACCGGGTTGGAGCCATACAAAACACTCACATAGGTATCTGCATACGGGCGGATATGGAACGTACCGTCCGGCTGCACACCTGTCCAGTTGGTCGGGGTATAGCCGCGGATCGTCATATCATCAGCCGTGCAGGTCGTACCGCTGTACTTGCTCGCAATATACTTTTCCTGGTACTTCTGGTACTGACGGCGCTGGTGGCGCTTGTTGCCGTGCATCATCGGCAGGTAATTGGTCGTCCCATTGTCTTCATAGGTGCGGAAATATTTGCGCCGCATGTCCATGATCCAAAGCTTTTCGGGCTTCACATCCTGGTACGCCTCAATCTTGCGCAAAATACGGTTTGCACTCCAGGCCAAAGCGCTCTCACGGTTCAGGTACATCTTCTGCAAGTCGTCAGCAAAAAGATCTCGTACCTTGCACCACAGCTTGCTGTCTGCCGCGTTAAACACGCTCTTGGTGCCAATGGTGTCGGTATCCTCATAGCCGTAAGTCAGTGTCAATCCGCCCTCGTTGTCGTTGCCCTGGCATGTATCGTTATCATAATCCATGCAAAAATCCCAATGGATCAGATCTTCTGTGTGGGGGAACACATTCTTGGCGCGGTTATCCACCATTGTGTGGCGCTCAGTGAACAGATAATAGAACAGCACACTGTCCTTGATGAAGTGGTCCTCAAAGTGGGCCTTAAACTCTTCGTCATCTGCATTTACTACCCAGGTCAGCAAGCTCTGCCAGGCATTCTTTGCCGCCTGTGTTTCTTCCTCGGTACACTTTTTGCTAATATAGCGGAACTCAAAGCTGTGGTCGCCGTCCCAAGTTTCCTGGCTCAAATCATCACTCAAAAAGCGAGTCTGAGCATCGGTGTTGTTATCAATCTCAACAATAACTTCCTTGTGGTTTGCGGGGTCCATGCCCTGGGTGTCATTGTTCTTCTTGCTGTTACCAATATCACCGCAAGCGTAAAAATGCCACTGGCCGTCCTTAAACACCGTCGCGTTCTCCACGTCCGTCTCCTGGATAAACACCACGCACGGGTAAAACGCCATCGTATCGCGCACCTTCGGGTTCTCTTTCTTTGCCTTACGGGTATACGGGTTAAACGTGTTGTAATCATCTGCAATGCAGGCGTTATTTGCGTTTTCAGAGCTTGCAATGTTTACCTTGATATTAAAATATTTCTCCGGGATACTGTTCTCGGTCAATGTATAGGTGCTGCCGGTGCTATCGTCGCCAAACGTAAATCCGCCGGAACAGTTAATGTCAATGTTTCGTTTCGGCCGCTCTCGCCATACGCATTGGAGCTGGTGCCCTGGCCTTTATGGCTGCCGGTCGCGGTCCAGTTATCCTCCACAGCGCGTCCGTTCTTGTAAATCTGCTGGATGGTGGTATTAAAAACCTCATTCTTTTTGCCGGTCGTAAAGGTCGGAGCACTGATCTTGATAATGCGCAGGTCCGGGCACTTCTCGGCCAAAAGGTCAGCATCCAGTTCGCCGCTCACGTTGGTAATATCGTTGCGGTTATAGCGTTCAATCATCAGCTCGGCGTTCTTGGCATCCGCAATAAAGTTGTCCAGGATCTCATCGTCCGACAGCTCCATGCCGTAGGTTTTCATGCGGTATACCTGTACATCACAGTCCGCAGAGCCAATCGTAATACCAACCGGACTTGCTTGTGTAAAGTTGTCGCTTGCATCGTACAGTTCCACCTTACAGGGGATACCGTCGCACCATAGCACCATCTCTTTATACTTGCTGTCCGGTAAAATATTGAACTCAAACTCCAAAAAGTCATCTTCGCAAATCGGCAGCTCAATGCGGTTCTGCTGGCTGGTCAAGGTAATCTTTTGTGCCTGTACCGTCAAACCAACGTTGCCATTTGCGCAGGTTAGTGCCGTAGCATCGTAGTCTCGCACATTGGTGGTCTTAAACACCAGCTTAAAGTTCTTGCCCTTCTTTTTGGCATCGTCCGCAAACAGCTTATAATCCAGCGTGGCGGTAGTTCCGGCTTTCACGCAAAAATAAGTATCGCCGTCCTCATCAATCTGGTAGCCGCCATTGCTCCAGTCAAAGTTGTCGCTTACCGTCATCGCGGTATTGCCATCGGTCCACAGGCGGTTTTCGTCCGCATTGGTTCGGCCAGCCGGGTTAAAGTCAAACATCAGGTTGGTTTTCACCGGCTCAATGTTAATACCCAGCTCGGTAATTTTTACATTGATGGTCTTTACCGTCTCGCCGCAGGTAATGGTCAGCACATGGCTGCCAATCTCACTGCTCTTGTACGTCCAGGTCTGTTTGGTGCGTCCTACTGTCAGCTTGCTGGCAACAATGCCGTCCACAGCCAGGGTCACATTGGTGTTGCTGCTGGCCGGGTCATACACGGTATAGCTGATCGCAACATTGCTGTACTGCTTGGCACTGTAATCCAGCACGGCGCAACTAATAATCGGGGTATTATTGCCCTCTTCCACCCACATAATATCGTGGCGCAGGGTGTTGCTTGTTACCTGTTTGCCATTGATTTCCGCCGTCATGCTCACTTCCAGCAGGTGGCTGCCGTGCTTCTGGGTGGGCAAATTGTAGGTCATCTGGCGGCCTGTCACTGCAGTGCTTGTTCCGCCAATCGCCTTGCCATCCAACTTAAAGCTGATGTTTTTGGCAATATTGCCATACGGAGTAAACCGGTAAGTTACTTCGCCGGAATAAAAAAGAGAGTCATCAAAAACGCTCTCCAAATAAAACTCAACAACATTAACCGACCAGTTCTTGCTGCCCACACTGCCCATGCTGTCCGTCACCTGCAGCCGCACGGTATTGTCACCACTGTGCAAGTATTGCGTCACATCAAAGGTGTTCTTACCCTGGGTAATGGTCGTGGTTGCCACCTTGGTGTTGCCCACATACCAGTTGCCAGTCGCATTGCCGGTGTCATCGCCAGCATTGTCCACACTCGTAAACTTAAAGCTGATCAACGCAATGTCACCCTGAACTACAGTCAAGCTGCTGTCACCAATTCGTTCAATGGTAATGGTACTGGTTGCCTCACCGCCACCACCGCCACCACCTTTAATGGTAACAACAGTCTTGGTTGTGCCGTCTTCCAACAGGCTCAAATGACCGTCATCACTGGTGTAAGTAATGTCGTACTCATGGCCGTTGCTGGGCTTAATATCTTTGATCTTTTCCTGGATTTCTGCAATGTCGCTGTTGGCCGTATCCACACTGCCCTGCAAAGCTGTCACGGTATTCTTGGTCACAGTCAAATCATTGGTAAATCCATCCAGAGCAGTTTTGTCCGCCTTATCAGCCAGCAGTTTGTTGGTTGCTTCCTTATTATAATAATCACTCTGCAAGGTGTTCGGCAGGTCGCCCACACTATCCTGCAAAGCTTTCACGGCCTCGTTGTTGCTGGTCTTGTATTCATCCAGCGCTGTGCTTACCGGATCTACCGCCGCGCTGATCTTAGCATCTACCGTCTTGCCATATGCGGTCGTCCACTCTGCGCTGGGGTCGGTGCTCAAGGTTACAGTTTTAATCACTGCATCGCCGTTATAAAATGTTAAAGCACGGGTGCCCGCATCATACGCACAGTTAAAAGCCGCCAATCCGTCAATCCCAGAAATCTTGCCTTCCAACAGTGTAACAAAGCCATCCACTTCTTCCTTGTTATAATACTTGGCAAGCTCCGTGGTCAGCTCAGTTTTCTTGGTGTAGTTGGTATCAAGGTCACTCTGCAGCTCCTGTTTAATTCCTGCTGCCGCATTCTGGATCTTATTATCCACACCCGCCGCAGCGTTGGCTGCATCCTGGGCGCTGGCCTGTGCGGCACTGGCATAGCTGGAAGCCTGGCCAACCTTCTCGTCCATCAGGGCAACAAAGCTTGTGTACCAGTCGTTGTCCGGTTCCACCATCTTGGTGCCACTCAAAGCCTCCAAAATATTCAGCTCGCCGTCTGGTCGTGTGCGCCACATATAGGTCTCGTTGCGTTCATTTACACCGGTTGCAGTGATCTCAAAGCGCACGGTCCCCTTTTTGCTTGTCACACTATTTGTAACCAGCCAATAGAATCGGATCGTATCCTCGTTGTAGGTAACATTGATCGGCGTGGCATATGCTTCCTGCCCGTCCACATTCAGGTAATGCACCTGCAGCATCATCTGCATCAAATCAATGCCGTCATATCGCCGCGGCATCTTAAACGGGATCACCTGGCTGTTGGTTTCCTGGGTAATGTTGATCTGGGTCTCGTCCATCACAACATTTTTCATCTCGTCAATGGTCGAAAACGCATCATCGTTATATTGGCTGTACCACAGGTATTTTTCACTACGGGTGTAGCCGCCGTCATCATTGGCCTGCGCCTGTGGCATATCAACCACCGCGGCCATGGGGGCAGCCTCAGCCTGCAATGCCACAGGCTCTGCTTTGGCTGCCATCTCAGCCGCCATCCGTTTCGATTCTTCAAAACTTAATGCCATGTTTTCCTCCTCCCCTTTCTATTTTTCAAACAAACAATACAATATGGGCGTGGCACTTATCGCCATCGCTGTTCAGCTTCACGCGCCATTGGGTGTACACTGTGGATGTGTTCAAAGCCTGCTGCTTGTATACAGCCTGCAGTCCGCTTCCGCTGTCCCACACATCCGTCCAGTTGCTGCCGTCGTTGCTGGCCTGTACCCACACTCGGTTAAGTCTGTTTTCTGTTCCGGTCTTACTCACACTGACCACAACCCATGCGTGCTGGCAACCGCCAGTCGTCACCACGTTGCTGTAATGGTCGCCGTTGGTTGTATCCTTATCAATCGTTGCAATTCGGCCTCCGGCTTTACCAGTCAGGTCGGCAATGCTTTCGCCGTTCACAATTTTATCTTCTGTGCAGCCAATCCCTTTGCGGAAATCGGCCAGGTTCACGCGCACTTCCGGTGCCCAAAAATTACCGTCACTTTTGTATGCACCCTCGTCAATATTACGCAGCGCAAAATACTCGCTGTCGGTTCCAAAACCCATGTCATGGGCAAAGCCATAGCTGCGCCTGGTCAGGGTACCCTGCGTACAGTTGCCATTCTTATCAATAAACTTCTTGTCGCTGGCCACATCATTGGCGGTTGCCGCATTGGTGGTATCATCCCCCAACAGGGCTTTGGCCGCCGTGCTTGCGGTTCCCCACAGCCACATCACGTTATCGTAATAGCAGCCACTGTAAATATCGTTGGTTTTCTGGTTATCTGTGGCTACACACAGCCGGGTCACACCGTCCTTTTTCTGCACGGTCATCTTGGTGCTCTCGCGCTCGCCGCCCTGCAGCTGGGTCGTGGCAGAATAAGTCTTGATAGATCCTTTCACCAATTTGCCATCTACCCAGGCAGTTTTTCCTTCCAGGATAGATTTTTCATCCGCAGTGCCCGGCGTATTGCTATCCAGCCCGCTTGCGCTGATCGCACCACCGCTATAATAGCCGGCCTTGATCTGGTAGCTCTCGCCGTTGGCCAACTCTGCCGTTACATTGCCGTAATTCTGCATGGTGCCGGTTTTCAGGGTTTTGTTCTTGCTGTAAAATGTCTGTCCTGCCAGCACCTGGTCCGGTAAAGCAGTCGTGGCAGCCAGCTTGGAAGCCCCAATGCCGCTGCCGTTAGTAAAATTTACAATGTTTCTCCTCGTATCGTACTGAAAAATCACCCACTGCCCAGCACCAATTGCACCGTCACCCAGTTTCTCTGTGCCGCAGTAGGCGTTGCTGGTCATGTCTTTGCCATTGATCACCAGTCTGTGCCCGTCACTGAACGCCGTGGTAAAATATGCTTTGCCGTTAGCCGCGTTGCTGTAACTGCTGCCGCTCTTGCATGTCAGGGTATGGGTCCCGCCGCTGTAACTGTAGCTGTATTCATGGATCATCATGTCGGGGTCAAACTTGCCATCAATGATGTAATTCACCGCTCCGGCATAATGCTGTTCCAGTGCAGTAATCGCATGTTTCACATGGTTAATGTCCGCCGCTTTAATAATGTATTTGCGCAGGCCGCTGTTCTGGTTCAGGTAATTGCTGGCTTCGGTATACTTGCCGTCTGCCAGGTACTTGGTGTACTGAGCTGCCGCTGCAGCATGGCCGCTGTCCAGGTCGGCATTGTCTTCAAACGTATCAATACCTTCCGGGAACTTTGTATAGGTATCTGCCATTACTTATCACTCTCCTGTTTCATCTTTTACAGGGTACGGGTAATACGGGTAAAACCTCATCAGCGTCACATCCATCGTTCCCTGCCCCAAGCTCTTATCAATCTTTTTAATAATAAATTGCACGGCTGTCTTGCCGCCCATGTAACGCGGGCAGTATTCAACCTTGGTGTTCACATCCAACCACGGCACCAGCAGCATCTTCACCGTAATGCTGTCGGTCAATCGCGCCCGCTTCCATAGCTCGTATTCGGCCACATCCAAAATGCCGTCATCTGTGGTGTAATTATCGTATTCACCGCCGCTCAAAACCACATTGCGCCGTCCAATTCGTTCAATGCTGAACGGGCTGTTCAAAAACTGGTCGTCTTCCTCATACCCTTCAATATCCGGGTTGGCGGTACTCACAACCTCCAAATTCTGGCAGTTCTCGGTTTCTTTCAGCTTGTCCAGCTCTTCCTTGCTCGGTTTTGTATCTTTCAGCATCACCATGGCGTGCGGCTGTACCTGCCCATAAAAATAAAAGCGCCCTTTGCCGCCATTCTCATTCGGGGAATAATCGGCATCGTAGCGTACCACATATTGTACTTTTGGTTTCATGCAGTCCTGCTTGGCCTTTTTGTTGTTGCCGGCTTCATCTGTGCTGATGGTATACAGGCTCAAAACATCGGTCACAACCGCATCGCTGCTCTCTGTTGCTTTGGCGCTGATCTTCACCTGGTACCCTTTGTCGGCATCGTACAGGTCGGCCACATTGTCCGGCGGCGTAAACAAAATCAGCTTCTTACCGCTCAATGCCAATCCAACCACGTTTAATGTTATGGTTTTCTTTGTCGTGTCCACCACCAGGTCTGTGCAACTCACATCTGGGCTTGCCGCAGCGCCAAACACCTCTACGCAGTTTCGCACCTCGCTGTAATCCACCGTTGCGTCTTCGCTGATGATCAAATCATTGAACACATCGGCATTCAGCACCAGCGGGTCATCCTCACAGCTTGGGATCTGCTGGCATTTGAACACATCATCCTCAAAAAATATTTCAAACGGGTAATACAAATCCCGTAACTGTGTCAAAATTGTCCACACACTGGTCGCCGCATCAAACTCCTGGTCATAAGGGATCGTTCGGTTCCAATATTCTACAAATACTTTGTTGATCCCCACTTCCTGTAATAGCTCCACCATCGCCCTGCGGATTCCGCCTCCGGCCTTAAACACGGTTTTAATACCTGTCAGCTGTCCGGCCAACGTGTCATTCAGCATTGCTGTCAGGTCCATGCAGTTAATGGTCAGGCTCCGGGTCTGCGTGTCATAGTTGTATCCGTTCTGGCTGAACACATATACCCCCTGACTGTACCAGATAATATCGTCCAGCATCGGGGTTTTCACACCAATGTAAATCCAAACATACTTGTTCATCCACTCGCTCTCGCTGTACTGGCTGATCGCATGTTTTTCGTCCAGCACAATGGTCGAAGTGTACGTTCGCCGGATGTCCGCATCTGCATCTACGGAAATTCTTCCCTCGGTCGTAATGCCCTGCAAACTGTCAATCGTCTTCATCCGGTCGTTCAGCAGGTCAATGCGGGTGTACAGCTCAATGTTATGGGAGTATAAGGTTCGTATGTCTTCTGTGCTTGGCACATACATCGCGCATCAACTCCCTTCAATATCTTCTGCAATAAACCCGTTGCGGTACAAATCGGTGCTGCTCTCCAAGCTGCCAATCTCCACAAAATCAAACGCCACGGCAACCTTGTCATAATGGTCACTGTAGCTGATACTCGGCTGGTTAATAATGTTCGCCATCCAGCTGCGTCCGTCAAACAGCTTTAAGATCTTCGGCTTCTTGTTGGTACACCAGTCCACAAACTGCTTGCGGTACCGGGCACCGCCATCCCCGTCATAATCATCCGTGTCAAAACTGTATTTCAGCACAGTGGCCGTAAAATTGCCCTGCTCATAGTTCAGGTCGCTGCCGTAAATCACATACGGGTAACGGCTGCTCATAGTTTCCACCACACTGTTTGGCTGTGTTCTGGTCGTACTGGTCACGCTGGCATCAAATAACAGGTGGTAACTAATGTCTCCGTCCGTCAACACCGCACCGTCAAAGCTGCTCAAAATCTTGTTCGTGAACATGTCCTGCTCGGCATCGTCAATAATCGGCACAAACGCATACTCATACTCGGTGTTGCGCCCGTCTGCGTACCAATCAATGTGTACCCAGTTGTTCAGTTCTTTTTCCCATTCCTTCAGGGTTTCATCATTCACCGGGGTTGGCCGGTGCTTGGTCGCCAAGGTAATCCAGTTGTAGGTTCCAACCCGGCGTCGTTTTAACCGCATTTCGCTGATCTGTTCTGCCCGGTAGCGCAGGTTGCCGCCCAGGGTGTCACCGTTAAAAGCCGCATAAATGGCCGTCTGGGCCTGCCATCCATTGTCCAGATTGTACTTGCCGTAATCCTTGTCGGCATCACGGCTTAACAGCAGGTCGTCATAAACACCGTTCTGCAGCTTCAGCACATTCAGCGCCTCATTATAGGGCGGGTATGGCAAAATCGCATTCTGCCCCATCAAAATATCGGCTCCCACAATCATTCCACACCCCTCCTTTACTCCCAGTGCAGCTCAAACAGGCCGCCCTGGTTTTTCAAATACACCTTAAACCAACCATTTGGCGCACTGGTTTTTATATTGCTCTGCAAACAGTATCCGCCGCAGGTCAGTTCCAGGTAATAACATGTTTTCTTTTCGTTCGTCTGATAGTTGTAGGCATTGCTGCTGTAATCGTCCGCAATGTCGCGGCGGCACAAAAACAGCTTCAAAGCATACGGATCTTCATCCATTGTCGGCATACTGATCCCGTTGCTCCGTTTGTTCCACAGCCCAATCAGTAGCTTGTTCCAGCGGTCGCTTCTCATGTTCAGCCCCAAGGCATAGCTGCTGTCCACCACGCTTCCTTCTTCCACATGGCTGCCCTGTACCTTAAATCCGTCTTTGAACGTCATGTCGGCCTTAACCGGGTCGGTGTCGTCCACCGTCAGATCTACTGCCTGGTCCCCGGCCGATCCACTTACATAGTGGTAATCATCCTTGTTGTCGTTGCGGTCCTTGCCCTCAATCGTCACAACATAAGATTTCACCCAAATGCAGCCCTCTTCATAATGGTTTTCCAGCGCCACAGCCGCATAGCCATCACCGCCCACATAGCCAATCAGCAGCTCACAAAATCCAGTGTCCAGCTTCATGCCGTGCTGGGTAATACCCTGTGCTCTGGCGTAATAAGTCGTGTCATTGCGTAAGTTGCTGATAATATACGCCTTGTCCGGCACCCGCAGCGTCTCACTGCTCTTCACCAGGCTCTTGCTGGCATCATACAGTTCAATCGTATATTCGTTCAGCTCTTCGCCCTGGGTGCTCTCGTATTGCACTGTAAACTCAAAAGCACTGTATTCAATGTTGGTTTTGTCCTTGGTGCTGATCTCTTTGAACTTAAATACCGGTGTCTCCACACAATAAAACAGCAGAATGTCACTCCATTCGCTCCACACACTGTCTTGGCCGCACACCCGTACCTTAATGCCAAACGCCGCGCTGCTGTTTGTAATGCTGCTGGCCTTCAAAGTAAACTCGGATCTCTGGGTACTCACCTCACCACTCTGGTAAGTTGGGCTGCCCAGTTCCTCTGCGCTCATGGCATTGGCCCAAATCTGTGCCTCCACCTTGGTAATCACACCAATGTATCGGAACCGGAATGTATAATCTTTTGTCGCATCAAATGCTGATACGGTATATAATGCTGGTTTGCTCATCCTCCCGCCACTCCCCTCCCTCTCTAAACAACAAAAGCCGCCCAACCAATCAAGGTCAGGCGGTTATTCTTATCGTTCAATCATGCTATTAGCTTATATTTATTTTACGCTTTCTTCCGGCTTATCCTTTGCTGCATCTGCCGGCGTATCCTCAACCTTTTCTGCCGCAGCCTTCTTAGCCGCTTCCATCTCTTCTTGTATCGCGCTCTTGCGGATATTCTGCACATCACGCAGCAAATTCTCCAAAATCAGCTCCACTGCATACGGCGGCAATCCAACCTGGTTCACACCGTCACAAATGTAAGTCTTCAACTGTTCACACTTCAAATTAAAATTTTCCATCATAAAATCTCCCTAAAATTAAACCAAAATGCCGCCAATAAACCGTAGCCCATGTTGTTTCAGCTTTACATCGGTCACATAACCCTGCGCATTTTTTACAAGCTCAATTCCGTATACAAACGGTACGGCCTGGGTGTTTGCGTCAAGAGTGGTTACTTCTTTGCTACCGTCCCAGCCTAAAGTTTGGCCGCCCCAGTTGGTGGTGCCGTCATAGATGTACATAGAGTTGCCATTCCCATATAGCTGGACATTACCTCTAAGCTGTGTGGTTGAAAAATCAATAACAAATCGTCCGGAAGTATCAGACTCCTTTTGCGCAGTCAAGGTTCCAATAGCATTATTAAAAGTAATCCGTTCTGTACTCAGTCCAGCCTTAGAAAGCGATGACATGGATGATGAACTGGTAACTTCTCCGGCCCTGAATGTAATAGAAGAACCATCTAATACCATTGTATTTGTGTGAGTAGTGGTTTTTTCTATATCATCATACTGGTAAGTATCAAGCTTTAACATAGCATCTGCAATCTGCACCACATTTTCTGTACCATATGTTTCATCGTAGCCGCTCAATCTGGCAAGCGTATTATCCCCAGACTTAATAATAATAGAGTTCTTATCCAATGTTGTGACGAACTTGTTATCCGTAGTATGAATTTCCGAATTGTTCAAATCAAAATATACACTACCATCCTTAGAACTTAGCTTGCCGCTCTTTATAAGGTCAGTAGATATTTCACCAGATTTAATATAGGTTGCATTAAAATACACATTGCCATCCTCAATAAACATACCCTGGCTTGCTCCATTATTGGTCAGTCGGTTAAAGATGTCCTCCTGTGTCAGCTTCTTATCAACCGCATCAATCACTTCGTCCTTGTTCGTGTAATTGTCTTTCTTGCCCCAGTCTCCGGCATCATATGCCTCGCCTTTCGCCTTGGGTTTTCCACAAACAAGCACTTCTGTCCCCGTGTACCACAAATCACCTTCGTCATACGGCGGGTCGGGGTGTTCGTCCTTGCTGGCATCTGCCGTAAACACACGCCGCTTTCCATCCGCCGTATCCTGTGCCTTGCTGGCCGCCTCAAGTGCATTGGTTACATCCTTGTCCTGTACCAGTTCCCACTTGTAGCTGCCGTCGTCACCTTTCATAAATCGGTATGCTTTTCCTGTCTCTGTGTTATAAAACAGGTCATCCACATGTTTTTCTTTTTCTTCATCAGTCGTCCAGCTCTTGGCCGGCTCGTTATCCAGCGTAGGGTCATAGGCGTAAAAGTGCTGCTCGGCCTTGCTGTCAATCTGGTCCTGCATATCTTTCGTTACACCATCCACATAATTTTTCATATCATCTTTGCTGGCGTAACTATCCTTTTTTACCCAGTCGCTGGCATTATATTTGTCACTGGCCGTGCGTGCTACCGTACAAACCAGAATGTCTTCTCCATTAAACCACAAATCGCCCGTGTCATACGGCGGCTCCGGGTGCTCCCCTTTGCTGGCATCAGCCGTAAATACCTGGCGCTTACCATCTCCGGTGTCTTGTGCCTTGCTTGCGGCTTCCAGCGTATCCAGCGTTTCCTTATCTGTCACTTCTACCCAGCTGCCGGTTTTTGTTTCCTCGTTGTATGTCCATTGCCAGCCTTTCTTGCTGTTGGTGTTATAAAACAAATCGCCGTTGTGCGCTTTCTTTGTGGTGTCGTCTTTCCAACTCATAGCAGGCCAGTTCTCAAGCGTCGGGTCATAGTTATAAAAATACTGTTCAACCTTGCCGTCTACCTGTTCCTGCAGCTTGTCAACCTTATTCACATAATCTTTCAGGTCTTCCTCAACCTTGTCCTGCTTCAACAGGTTCCGGTCAATTTCATACGGCTTAATGTACAGCCGCTTAAAGTCATTCTGCGGGGCAATCACAGCCACGGCATCGTTCACCTGGAACAGCGCATTACTCGCAATGGTGTATTCCTTGCCAAAAGCCGCCACCACATAGCCGCTGTGGTCATCCAGCACCTTCACAATTGTGCCAACAGCTGTACGGTCAAACTTGGCATTGCTAATCAGTCTCTCGCAGTAACGCTTCACCTCTTTTGCCAGGTCTTTCAGCCCCGCAATGGCATCATCCAATGTGTTCTTCGCCATAGCTTTTCCTCCAAAATAAAAAAGCCGGGCAGCCACATAGGCCACCCGGTATATCGTCATCGGTATTATCGCTTAAACCAATATTTCTTTACATCTGATTTTTCATCATAAGATAATTCAATATACTTGATTTTCTCTCTTGGTATTGCAACAATCTGGTCATCTATCGTAACAAGTTCATGGCCATGGTCATCCGTCACAGTATACTCTGATAAGAACAGCATATTCTTTTCAGTTGCCAACCCTGCATAGTAGCCCTTAAACCCATTCTCGTCATTTGTTGCTACCATCATATAGGTGCCAAGCTCATAGTCAATAATATCTTCCCACACATCGCTGCTTGGAGACCACTTAAATAATTTAAGTAGCACCCGTTTAACTTTTGTGCTTCTGCGTAAGATAGATAAAATTGCACCAAGAACACAGGCCACAATATACTGTAACTTCTTGGTCGGCACTACCTGCATAAGCAGAAAACTAATTATCACAGAATAAATCAAGTAGTGTTGCGGCAACTGTTTGTCCAGCAACCGGTTGTAAACCCATAACATTAACACGCCGGGTACTACATACTGCAAAATGTCAGGTATCATAGCAACCAGTGCATTTAAGTATTGTGTTATCTCCATAAAATTACTTCTCTTTTTGGGTGTTTTTATCCTGCCAGGTTTCTTTGTTTTTATTTTCTTTGGCCTTATGGGCTTCCGGATTAAACGTAAACTCCGTGTTCGGCTTGTTTTGGCTCTCAGTCTTTGCCATCGGTATAACACTTCCCACCTTATTATAATAGGGTCATTATACCATACAAAAAGCCGGACAACAATAATCTGTTACCCGGTGTAAATTGACTTATAAAATTATCGCATTGCTCGTACAAGAGCATTAAATTCTTGTTCTGTTTTGGCAAATCGGTATGGAGCATACTCGCCATATGCTGTTGGTCTGCTAATCGTCACTAACTGTACGCCTTTATCTCCAACCGCAGCATTTAAGGCTCTTTTCATTTCAACAAGATACTTGCCGTGAGTTGTTTTCAAAGCAACACAGCCATGAGCATATCTATCTTTCGCTACTAAATAGCACATGATTCAGAGCCCCCTTAATAAAAATTGCTGAAACGTGATGTATATCGTTACTTATTTGGTGTAATCAACTTGGAATATTAAAGTCTGTTTATCGCTATCTCGCATGATCATAAGTTCGCCTTGACATATCACGTCCATACCGATAATGACATCATAGCCATTCTCTCCGATGTTAATTCCACCAACAGCTAGATCAGGAATTATTATGTTTTCGCTTAGTTCAAGACAAACAATGTATTTGGGGTAGGTGAATCTTCCACTTGCCGCAAATCCAGATATCGTACCAAGAGATACAAGTCCTAGAACATCTGCCATTCTTTTAGATATGCTCGTCCTTGTCGCTCCAGTGTCAAACATAGCTCTAACAGGAACAGAATGCCCATTGCCTTTAAGTATTACGTCGTAGGAAAAGACATTGGTTTGAAATTTTCGTTGAATAGAGATTTGCGGCATGTTATCACACCCCATAACACAAACTATGAAACTACTATAACATGCGAATAATCCTCTTTCAATCTTTTTCTGAATATTTAATCTGCAAAATGGCGTCCGCAATGTCATTCTTTTCATCCCAACGGATACAGACCAGATCATACTGCGAGATATCTTGGTAATACCAACTGAACTCATTGATTGGTAATGTTACTTTACAAGCCTCTTCGGCCTCTTTTTGTGTTTTATATATAGCAATAACTTTTTCATCTTTTATTGCAAGCCAGTCTTCACCGTATACCTTACTCCACTCAGCCATATTGGCTTTAACCCAATCAAGGCTATGGCTAATTAAAATACGCATTTCTCTACCTTATTATATAAGGGACCTAACCGCTGATTCCTCTCGGTTGGTTTCCCTCTGTCCTGTTTGTAATTACCGCTTGCTGAACTCCTGCGCCATAATGGAGCCAATGTTCTGGTGCAAAATGCGGCCAAAATTCTCAACGTCATTCACACCGTTCATCACAATGTTAATGTCGCCAATGTGTACGCCGCTGCTGCCAGCACTGGTCAACTCAGCGTTCACATTCCCCATCCGCTTCAAAATAGCACTCTCCACAAAAGCTTCCGGGTTAATTGCCGCGCTAAACAACCGACGGGTCAAATTTCCCGGCACAACGCCGTCCCCAACCTCCAGGCTGGTATAGCGTCCGGCTTCCGGCTGCCGTACAACAATCTCAGGCCCAGCCTCATCAACACGCGCACGTTCAAAGGCCGCAACGTTCATAATGCCGGTTGCATGGTTAGCGCGAGTGATCTCGTTTTTCTCCCATTGCAGCTCTTTCTTCTGCTTTTCAATCTCAGCATTATCTTCGTTGTACTTTTTTTCCACTACCTTAATTTGCAACTCAAGGTCTTCAACCTCTTTGGTCTTATCCTTAATCTGCTTCAAAACATCAACATAGTGGTTCTTAAAGTCCGTCAGCACATCCATGCGCTGGCCCAGGATTTTTTCTTCCCAGTCAGCCCCAAGCCGCGCTACGGTATTGATTCGGTTCTGCTCGGTTTCGTAAGCATCCGCAACCTCTTCCCATTTGCTCTTATACTCTTCCAGCTGGTCAATCAGCTTCTTGTTCTGCTCAATCTGATCTTCCACATAGTCCGTCTGGCGCATGTTTTCCGTGTAATCAGAGGTGATTTTATCAATCATGCTCTGGTCCATGTTCAAGATCATCTGATCGGCATTGTCGCCGTACAGCTTGCGCAAAATCTCAAGGTTTTTGGCATTGGTATAAGCATTCTGGGCATCATCCAGCTTTTCTTTGTAATCGTTGTAAGCGTCAATCTTGTCCTGGTTGGCCTGCTTTTTGTCCTCCAGCTCTTTTTCCAGGGCCTCTTTTTCTTTGGTCAGTTTATCAATGGCGTCATTGTGCTCTTTGTCGCGCAAGGCATTATTGTAATCTTCTTCGGCGCTCTTAACAGCACTTTCGTCGGCTTCCCAAACAAAGCCCTTGCCCTCACGGTACACGCGCACATTCTTGGCGGCCAATGCAGCATCCAGCGCAGCTTTCTTCTGTGCCAGGCTAATAGCCTCTTCCTGTGCATCGTTGGCCTCATTCAGCTTATCAATCTCATCCTGCAGCGCATCAATCCGCGGTTGGTAACTGTCCTCCAATTCGTCATTGGCTTTTTCCAGCTCTTTAACCCGCTGCTCAATTACCCAGTTGGCACCATTGATGGCGGAATCCAGGTTGTCTTTATCCTTCTCCAGCTTTTCTTTCAGGTCATCCCACTGGTGTTCCAGCCGGTCAATTTCTTTGTCAATGCGGTTGGTTACAGTCTTAATAATGCCATCCAGAACCGTCTGCTCTTTTTCCAGTTCCTTAATAACCTTTTCAATGGCCTCTTTCTGGTCTTCCAGCACCTTTTTCTGTGCTTCGTAGGTTTCTTTCAGCGCCTGGGCCTTCTTGTCCAATGCGTCAATCGCCGCACTTTGGGCATCAGTGGCACCTTTGTTACTGCTCTTGCCGGATTTAGGCTGAGCACCACTAAAACCGCTAAGACCATAGCCATTCATTACGGCCAAACTCTTTTCAAGATCTTCAAGCTGTTTCTGGGCATCTTTAGCTTTGGCTTTCTCTTTTTCCAATTTGTTATTCAGAATAGCAAGTTTACCTGCTGCTTGTTCAACATCAGGAAGTTGCAAACTATTTCCGAAGCCTAAATTTGGATTAAAGGTTAATTTTTGACTGAGATAGTCGCTGCTAAGTACAGAACTAGCCGAAGGCATAGAACCAATCGCGCCATACAAAGTTGTAAGAATTTCAATTTCTCTTTGGTAACATTCGATACGATCATTTGTCTGTTGAATAGTTGCCTTCGTAGAATCAATCTGGCTTTGTACTTGAGCAATCATGGCGCTCTTCATCGTGCCAAATTTGCCTTCCAAAATACTCTGGCTGATACTTACAACACCATTCTCAACTTCCATGTCGTTGATCAGCTCAGGATAAACCGCCAACAATGCCTGTAAGGATTCACTGCTCAAGTATCCCTGTTCGCCCATATCCTTAAATGCGGATTCAAGAGCTTTGGTTTGTTTGTAACAGTTACTGGTACTATCAGTAAAGTTAGAGAAGAAATTCTGTAAATCACCGGCTGCATCAAACTGCCAGTCGCTATCATCGCCATTACCCTTGCTTTGTTCCTCATGTAATGCTTGCAACTGGGCAATAAGTCCTTCAGTACTAACACCATATTTATCTGCCAAGTCGGCAGCTTCTTTATAAGCATCACTGCCTTCTTTAATCGCTTGCCCACCATTGATAGCATCGTTCAGCGCCTTAACACTATCCTCGCCATCAGCAACAGACTGAGTAAAGTCGTTGGTAGCCTGGGTAATGAGAGGAATATTGTTAATGTATAGATTCCAGAAATTCAAGAAGGCTTGCTGGTCATCCGACAAATTTTTAATACGTTCTTGGTATTTGCTCTTGTCGTCATCTGAGCTAAACTCATTTGGGGCGTTATTGAGCAACGTATCCATCTCGGTATTAAAATCGTCGCCCATTTCTTTAATGTAATTACGCAAGTCTTCCTGAAGCTTATGAAATCCGGCAATTCGTGCATCGTATATTTCCTGAGGTATTTTTTTATTAGCAAGATCTTCATCAAGATGTTTTATGGCTAAGTCCGTTTTTTTATAATCAGCTATAACTTGCTGCAACCGTTCATGCTGATCGCCTTCATATGTTGCCTGAATACTAGGAATAACTTTTCCCGAAGACTTGTCTTGTTGATCATACACCGCTTCACGGGCATCATGAGCAGTTTCTTCAGCCAGCTGTTTTGCAAGCTCAAGGTTGGTTTCAAGATATTGCTTTTGCCGCACTAAATAACCGAAACTTTGTTTATCTACAATATCACCAGTAGTAGTGCTCCGGCACTCATCCATCTTAGCCTTAAGTTCTTCAATCTGCTTAGTTAGCTCTTCAACTTTCTGAGCAGCCTCCTCATGGGCCTGGCTCATCTCTGCGGCCTTATCGCGGGCATGCTCATACGGATGAAACAAGTATTCATCGGCAAGTTTCACAGCAACACCAATAGCCGCCACTACAGCCGCTATTGCAATATTCCAACCAATACTCTTTAACGTTGCCCCCAACGCCGCTGTCACGCTGGTAGCCGTCTTTGTGCTGGCCGTATAAACCTTCATCACGTCATCCAGGTTGTTGGTGTTCCGCGCAACGTCCTTGGCTATCTGGCTGGAATCGCCTAAGATTTCATCAAAGGCTTTTGTTTTTTCTTGAGCGGCGGTTGTGGTATCAGTAATACCCTTCAACCTTTCAACATATTTCTGAAGAGCTGCCGTATCTGCCTCTACTTGGGCACTATCCATAAAACCAGTGGTGTTTTTGAACCAATCTTGTATCTTTTGTTGTGTAGATGATTATTGTGTGATATAATCATTACAAAGGTTATAATTACTAGTTCAAAAGGAGAACAGGAATTATGAATAACGATCTATATGTTATTTGTCCTCATTGTGGATACGTTGATATACAGTTCGATGCCTCAAAATTTCCTATTTGTAAATGTTGCAGTTATGAAGAACCAATAACTATGTCTACTGACGACATGCGAAATTTTGTTAAAACCTTGAACTTGCCAGTTTTCGATATAAATAGTAATGAACTTGGTCCTATTGTGTTTACATCAGACGATCCTAGGGATGAAGCTCTCCGTGAAAAATACGTTTACTCCAGTGAACACTTTAGTAAAAAAGCGTATAATGATATGCTTGAATATGATCGTAAAGAACGTAAGCGTTTGCGAGAATATTGGGATACCGCTGGACGGTCTGAACAGCCAAAGCCCAAATGCCCCACCTGTGGTAGTACCAACCTGCGCAAAGTGTCTGTGGGTGCAAAGGCCGTGTCCGTGGGCCTGCTCGGTATCTTTAGCCAGAAAGTAAAAAAGACTTGGCATTGTAACAGCTGTGGATATGAATGGTAATGCTGCGCAGCGCGGTGTAGAAGGTGAATCTGTGTGTCGCATCAAGAACAACATTTTGTAGGAATGCACTACTGTGGTAGAGTTTATTATTCTGGTGAAGACGGAGGATATTCGGATTATCTTATTCCTTACTATGCACATGATGAGATTTACGATAATTATTCATCTCAGAATGTTGCAAAGTCAAAAGAAGCACATGCACCAGCTCCCTGTCCTGGCTGTAATATAGAATTAAAAAATACACATTCGCGTTGCGTATTTGAACACCGTCCGTATAATATCTGGGAATGTCCAAGGTGTGAAAGAAAATTTATATTTATAAAAGATGCTAATTGCCAAGGAGTAACTCATGACAGAAAAAGAACTGCAAGAGATTGATGCCCGCATTGCAGAACTGGAAGCGCAAAGCGACGAGTACGAGCGCCAAATCAAGGAGCTGGAAGAGAAAAAGTCGCAAGTAGATGAAAAAATTTCTGACCTAGAAACACAAGCAAGCACATATCGAGTTCTTAATTCTATCAATGATGTAACAGAAGAAAATTCCATGCAAGTTTGGTTATCCAAAGACACTAGAACTACCCCTGTTATGAGCAAATTCTGTGATTCTGATAAGAGTTTTTTAACAATTCCAGAATTTATGTATCCAAGAGCTTTTTTATTAGTTGTAACAAAATATCATTATGGTATACAATATATTGATTCCGGCATGACAATGACTGACTTAAAACAGGAAGGATGTTCTTCAGAAAGCCGTGTTAAAAGAATTGCCATGTCAGATCAAAAAACCAGAATGTCTGCCCTATACAAAGAATTATATAAAGTCATAACTAAACCAATAAACGCTGGAGATAAAATCCCATTTGAATACCCTGTTCGTCTTGGCGGGCAAACATACAACAATCAAACTGGTTATGGCAGAACTTATTATGGTTACGACGAATATGAAGAAGGAACCTTGTATGGTGAAACTACTGGATTTGTTGTAATTGGTATAATCGGGAAAGACTGGCCTGTATATTAACATCCAACAATATCAACCGCGTGTGCGTGAAGTGTAAGACGCGGTTCTGAGGATAAGGCGAACTATAAGAAAAAACCAACAGCATAGCCACTGTTGAGTTCTTTACACACCTTATCAATTATCAAACCAAGATTTCTTTACCTTAGAATCTTCAGGGTAAGTCAAGCTCGTATATTCAATTCTGTTCAACGGCACAGTGGCTATACTGCATTCCGGCGTGTCAAACTCGTCTCCTGTCGCATTATAGAGCTTGTAATCCTTTACAATTACTCCCATAGCATCTTTATCAATTCCAATATATATACCGCTGACAATCCATTTATCAGTTTTAACGTAAATATAGGTGCCCTTTTCGTAGTCTATCACATCGTAAAAAACAGTTTTACTGGGCGAAAAGGATATCGTTTTTTTGAAAAGATTTTTTACCCAGGTGGTACGGCTCAAGACATACACAATAAGAGCTGCTACAACTGCAATTACAAAATCCCATACCACATTATTGACACAAAGAACAAGAATAAAGCTAACTACAACAGAACACATAATATAATGTTCTGGTAGTTTTTTGTCATGCAATCGCGTATAAATCCATAAAAATATAAACCCTGGCGCAATGTATTTAAGTACCAAAGGCACGGCTTCAATATAACTAATTATATCCGTTGCTGTCAATTAGCATCACCCCTTATCATTTTTTGGTTTTGGCGGCTTCTGGATATCCTCTTTTCGTGTTCCTTTATTCTTAGGAACATAAGTGAATTGCTGGCGGCGGATCTCTTCTTGTTTCTTTTCAAGCTCAGTCATTATACAACCACTCCTTATTGATTGTTGGAATAATTATATAATAGCATAGGTGTGTAGTTAATACAACATTAAACCGGTATTACCGAACTATAACAGACATTAACATATACGACATTCCTATGGTCGCAAAGAAACATAAAATAGCTAAAGCGAAATCTCCACCGTCCATAAAGCTCACCTCATAAAAGGAATAAATCATGACACCTGACGAAAATCTACAGGAGCTTCAGACTCAAAATACAGAATCTCCTGCACCTCAAAAACATAGGCTACCTACTATCCGTTCTACCATTCCTACTGTTCTTATAAATATTACAACGCTTGCTATCGCCGCTCTTTGTTTCTTTGGTTGGTATGATAACCAAAAGCCTATTCTAATTCAATCGGGGTACGATCAAGGCTACTCCGAAGGATACGACATAGGACATCAGAACGGTTATGACGCCGGTAACTCCTATGGTTATGATAAAGGCAAGTCAGACGGCTATGATGCTGGTTATAGTGCCGGTAAAAAGAAAGCCTATACTTCCGCATACGAAGACGGGAAAACGGCAGGATATAATCAAGGCTATTCCATTGGAGAACAACACGGCAAGGAAGAAGCCAGCAAAGAATCATATAACGAAGGATATGAGGCTGGCAAAAAAGACGGATACAACAGCGGTTACTCTGCTGGTCAATCATCGGTTCAATCTTACTCTGCTCCCACTTCTTCTGAAACAACAAATTCAGCATCTGTGATTACCGATAGTTACACAGTCTATGTTACCAAAACAGGCTCTAAATATCATCGTGCAGGTTGTTCCTATCTTCGTAAAAGCAGTATGGCTATGGATCTATCAGAAGCACGAAAATACTACACGCCATGTAGCCGTTGTAACCCTCCGTCTTAAATTTTGAAGATTGACGATAAGCCTTCCTTTAGTTCTTCAAAAAACTGTTCAACATCCTGTGTGTTGTTATTGGCGTTTTCCTGCCCCTGTAATTCTTTAATTAGCGCCGCAATCTCTTTGGCGTTGCCCGTAATCTGAATTGTCATAAAACCCTCTTCCTTATATGTAGATTGGCTACTTGGCATAAACATCTCTCTGGTACTTTTGCGATTGTTTAGATTAACGTTCGGTTTATATGTAGCACCCATAATCATCCCTCCGTTCCTTGATTTTTGGGGCAATTAAAACAGCCGCCGTTATAAATTCCCATCATCGCAAACTTGTCCATCTGCTCCGCTTGGTTTGCCGTCAAGCTTTTGCAGTTGATTGCTACTGCCCGCATAACATATTCGCACTTATAAATCATTGCGTCTTGCTCAGAACTGTACTCTCGTTCAAACAAAACTTTGCGCTGGCAAGGCTTCAAAATACCTTCCATAAATGCCATAAAAATTTCCTCAATTTCCTATTATCTCCATTAGGAGGTGTTTTATAATGTCAAACATACAAGGAACACATATTTGCACTTATTGCGGGCAGACGATTCATTGGTATCTTCCACCAAGAAATCGCTATGCGTCAACAGGGACTTATCAATTGTTTACGATGTCAAGCGTCGATAAAGATAGTGTTCCTGTAAAAGAAGACATAGACCCAGACACCTGTGAGCTTATTTACTCATACGATTGTCCTCTTTGTGGTCAGTACAATTCTTTCCCTCGCACTTGCAACAACAGCTCTGAATAAACGCATCTAAAACTTTCTTTTCAGAATTGTAATCCATGTCCTTATAAGCTATGTCGCTACAATCAATTAAAATTATGTGTTTTTCTTTTCCGTCATCACAGCAATAGCACAACTCGTCTTGTTTTACGTCATATGTACGGTTAAATAACAACTCTTTTTGGCACTGTCTCAATAAATCATTTGGTTCCATAAAAAATTACCTCTCAAAAATACCAAAAGCCCCGGCCATTAAATGTCAGGGCTTATCTTTATTTATAACCTTCTTACGGCTTTCCCGTAATGTTCTGACTGTCTTTCTTCCCGTCTGGTTTTCACCATGGAATAGGGCTACCCATACAGTCGATGAACCAAAACACCAAAGTTCACACATCTTCTTCTGCGCACATTTCTGTACGCGGTGTCTCGGCTGCTGATTAAGCATTGTTTGCGCGGGTTAGCACCACCCCGTAGGGGCGGCTTTTCTCTCAGCATACCGCATCCGCATACTTGTTTCTGCCTTTCGGCTCCACAGTGTTCCATTACCGGCTCACTATGGCTATGCGGCTCTTAGCCTTTCCCAGCAATTTGGGTATTTAATTATTTGGCACCTGCATCCTACACAACTATTCCCCTTGTGTAAACGGGCATACAATTTACCACTGGTGCCTTTGTTCTTAATAAGTGACGTTACAAGCCCTGTACTAATACCAGTTAGTGCAGTTGGAATTAGTCCAAAATTGTCAACAAGCTTCACAGCTTCATCAGCAAGATTGGCAACATGTGTTGCTAATTCAATAAAGAATTTTATCAGATCGCTATCCAGCACATCCTTAGAAAGCTTCTCAAATGCTGCTGTGAACTGCGAGATTTTACCATTGATGCTATCAAGGTAAGTCTCGTTTTCTTTTGTGGCGCTGCCGGCAGATTCAGCGGCAGTCTTGGCGGCATCCTGTGCGTCCTTCCAGTTGTCCAGCATACCGGAAACAACGTTAGCGCGGTTCTTGCCAGCAATCTGTTCCAACAGGGATGCTTTGTCAACATCATTCATCTCTTTCCAGACGTTGGCAATGCCTTCCATGATCTCATAGGTGGACTTAAAGTCTCCGCTCTTGGTCAGGATATCAAATCCACCCTTACCGTCAACATTGGTCAATGCCTTAATCTGTTCTCGCAGCTTGGAGGTGCTCACTGCAACATCGTCAGTGCTTTCGCCCATCTGTTCAAGATCGGTCTTTGCGCCACGGATGCGCAGTGACAATACTTTCAGCGCGTTACCTACCGACTCCGGGTCCTGCGCAACATCATTGGCAGCCACAATCATACCAATACTCTGATCCAACGTGTTCCCTGCGGTATGCAAGGCGGATGCCGAGCGCTGTAGCGCACTGCCAACTCCAGCCGAGGAGATGGCATAATTATTCAAGCTGTTACTTTCACGGATCAACCGTTACTGACCGTAAACAATACGGCGGGTAGTCATTTCTGGCTACCTCTCATGTTTCAAGTGTTAGGTTATAGCATGAGTTCGGACTGTATATTACCGATGTCTTATCGGAACTTACTTCAACATACCTGTTGCCAGGTATATCCTGCAGTCTCTAGGGATTTATAGAATTTAACGATTTTATCTTCAACTTGTTCCGCAGTTAAAGTGTATGGCAATCTTAACAACGGAATTTTATTATGTTTTCGTTTGTTAGAGATTGTTCCTTTAATAAACTGACCTTTGTTATTTCTTGTACACATAAAAAAATAACCTCCCTATTGCCATACAGGAAGTTATCGTTAAATTCCATATCTTTCCTCGGTCTTGGGTGCCTCCACCCTTTAACCGATATAGTAAATTTGGGGCAATGTTGTTTACCCACCTCATTAAATTTATCAACAATGCTGGTTACATCTTTCGCTTCAACGCCAAACGCTTTCATTGTGGAAATGATAGATTCACTAGCGTCATTGACACTAGAAATTCCATCCCCCACATGTTGGTACAGGACGGCCGCGTCAGCCAATTCTTTGGCATCTTTCAAATTGTAACCTAACCGTGCAAAATCAGCACTGGCCGTTACAATATCGCTGATAGAAGTGCCCAGGTTCTTTGCTCGCGTACCGGCATCATCCAAAAACGCATCGTATGTATTATCAGTTTCGTTTGTAACCTTTTTCAGCTCGGTCATGGCAGAATCAATATTCACCACGTTCTGGTAAATCTGTCGTAACCCTTGCTGAACCATGTTAATTACCTGGCTGGCAAACTGACTCTTGATATTTGTCTCAAACAGCTTTTTGAACTTCATCGCCAGCGTGTCAGTTTCAAGGCCAGCATCCTGTACTGCTTTTTTCAGTTCTGCAAATTCCTTGGATGCTTCGCTTGCATATTCCTGGCCGTTTTGCTGTGTGATTTTCCCGGATTCCAGCAATTTCTGGTAGCGTTCAATATACTCAAGATACCGTGCATATATCGCAGGATCAGTTGTAATTTTAGAGTTATTAGACAAATACCTCTGTGCTGTATACAAAGAATTAGAAACACTCTTAATATAAGTGTTCACATCACGCTGAGATTTAAGAGCGCCATTAAACTTATCAGCTTCCGCCTTTGTTTCGCCAATCTTTGTTTTAACAGCGTTCAACGCATCAGAGACACTTTCAATCGGTGTTTTGGCATTTTCAAACTGTTTGGCCATCGCAGCAATAAAAGTTGGAACGTCAGCCGCAGATTTAACCTTTTCGGCTTCTTCAACCATCTTTTTAAGAGCGCTTTCAGTTTGCTGGTAAATACCATTATCCTTGAACCCTTTGTTACCAGCACTCCGCTGTAAGGTCGTTAGCATCGTCTGGTAGTTTGCCAAAAAGTCCTTAATCTGCTCAAACTGGCGCTCATTACTTCTAACGCTATTATCAGCCATGGTGTCATTGGCCGTCTTTACTGCTGTCGTAAATTTGTTAGCAGCATCCTGGCCATTTTTCATGGCGGTTACGAGCTTGTCAAAATTATCGGAACTCCAATCATCCTCATATGCTTTGCGGGCGTCTGCTATTGTAGTCTTAGACTCCTCAAATTCTTTCCGCAGGCGTGTAATCTTAGCACTTTCTGCGCCGTCAACATTCAAATTCAGAGCTTTGTTAATCGCAGCAGTTGGGTCGATATTTTTTAACTTTTCTTTTTGGTCAGCGACGGATTTAACAGCTTTTGAAGTAGTGCTAATCACTCCGTCAGTTACCTTAGCAACTCTTTGCTCAATGTCGGTTAAGTTTTTGTCGTAGTCCGTCAAAGCCTTTAATGACACTATATCCTTTTTATCCAGTGCAGATTCTAACTGTGGACCAAGACGCTTTGCGTCTACTTCAATTTGCTCTAATGCACTATGAAACTCATTAAAAGCTTTACCGTTACCTTCAATCTCTTTGCCCTTAGCGATCGTGTTATTCAACGCATCAAATCGCTGCTGTAATTCTGTAGCAAGAGCCTGCCGCTGTTCAAGGTCTTGCGTACTCTTAATTGCGCTTTGTGCCGCTGCCTTGGCCGCTTCCTGGGTCTCTTTATTGACCTGCTTTACACCTTCCGCCATCTCGGTGGTCCGGCTAACAATATCTGCCCATGTTGTTGCGGCTTTTTCGCTGCCATTATAAAAGGCAGTAATGTCATCATTCAGTTCAGCAAATTGCTTGGTATAACTATCTTTTACAGTGCCTTCCGGTATCTGCTTAATCATTGCACCAAGATTGCCGGTCTTCATTGCCAGCGATGTCACTCGGTCGTTGTTGGGGCTAGTCTGCAGCATCGCGTCCTTGCGGATCTTAGTGGAGATTTTCTTAATCTGCTCATCAACAGAGTTGTTAATCAGCTCCGCAAACTGGTCCATGTTTACCTCGTCGGTCATGGTTTTCAGTTTGGCAAGGTCCGTCATGCTGTCCGTAATGCTCTTGGCTGCATTCGTTAGGCTATTAAATACGGCAGTAATTTCCGCAAAGCCATTCACAATGTCAGTCTTGGCCTTTTTAGCATCAACTGTACTTTGCTGTGCCTTGGCAAGTTTTGCATCAAGGCCGCTGGTATCTTTCAGCGTAGCCAGTGCCTGACTCAATGCTTCATCCAGTGTTGCCTTAAATCGCTGAGTGGCTTCTGCTACTGCTGCATCAACTTTCGGCGTCACCGTCTTGCCGTTCTCATCTTTTGGCAGTTCAACACTGTTAATGGCACTCAGCTCACCAATCGACTTCTTGTAGAAATCAACGATGTTGTTGATAAAGTTCCCAAGCTTGCGATAAGTTGTCGCATTCTTGCTGCCATCAATCTCTGCCACTCTGTCCAGGTTTTCCTGTAACCCTGCTGCAATGTTAGCATAACTGGTAAACAGTCGCTTCAATCGGTTCCCGGCGTTCACAAGAGTCTTTACACTAGCATCAATCGTGCCGCTGGCCTGCGCAGCTTCGCTCAGCGCGGTGGTAGCCCGGCCAACCTTTTCGCCGGCATTATTCAGGGTCGCACCAACAGTTTCCATCTGGGCAGAAAGCTCCTGTGCAGCGCTCTGTTGCTGTTTTGCCGCATCAGCCGTTGTAGTCGCGGTGCGCTCGCCAGTGGTTTTATAAGCCAGAATAATAGCGTTTACTTCATCAGATGCCGCAATAATCTGCGCTGCTTTTTCAGCAAACCCATTAGTCGCAGCGCCAATCTTGGCAAACTTGGTAAACACCGTGTGGATTTGAGTGCTCGCCTCATTCGCTTTTGCAGCACTGGCAGCCACATCATCCATGCTGTCAGTTTCAGTGACGGCTTTCTTTCCACGCTTGGCCTTGGTTACGGTTCCGTTCATAAGGCCAGCGTTGGTCTTTATGTCAGCTAGGGATTCACTGTACTGCTTAAAAGTATTGTTCAAGGCAGTTGCAGCCTCAATCATGGGGCGAGTCGCTTCTTTTGCTCCGTCTGCACTGGTAGCCGCCGTTTTCAATTCGGTCGTAATGACGCTAATTGAATTACTGGCATTGGTGATAGCATTTTTAACCGCGTCCGCCGCTTTTTCTGCGTTCAATACCAACTGCTGCAGCTTTACAGCTTCATCAACCTCGGTAGTATCCGCTTTCTGCGTCTTTTTGCCGCCGCGCTTTCCTTTGGCCGTTTTATCTTCCTTGGTTAAGCTGGTCAAAAAGGCCGTCGAGATTGCCAAAGTTTTATTGATGCTCTCAATGGCCGCATTAAATTCAGCAGCTTTTGTTTTGGTCGTTTCAAGCTTCGGGTTGCTCTCTGCCACAGAATTAACGAACGCAGAAACTTTATCCAGAACATCTTTTACCTTGCTTGGGTTAATTGCCGAAAGCGTTTCAAGCAAGGTTTTCGCATCATCAGCCTTGTCTTTACCGTCTGTAATACCGGTTACCTCAGATTTCAATTTTGAGATTTCATCCGCAATCTGCTCTTTTTGCTTAACTAGAGTTTTAAGGGCATTGATGCTATCTTGGGTTGCTTTTACGATAGCCTTTTCAGCTTCCAGAGTTCCCTGCTTAGCTACGGTAATTTCCAGCTGAGCATCCTTCATTTTATTAAGTTGCTCAACAATATACGAACTGGTTTCTTTTACGCGGGTATCGATCTGTTCGTCGTTGAGATCAACATTAAGCTTAACTTTATTGTCAGGCTGCTCCGCTACCTCATCATATTTTTGCGATAACTCTTTGGTTTTTTGCTCAATCTCTTTGCCGATGTCTTCCGTAACAGAATCTACATTTTCGATAGCTTTCTTCCTTACATTGTCAGGTAAAGCCCCGATCACATCTGCCATCTGTGCAAAAAGAGCTAGATATTTTACAGCAGCCTTTTTAGTTGCTTCTTCAGTATCAGCAGAAATAACCTCTTTCGCTGTAGCGGCAAGTTTATCTTTCAACCCATTAAAAGCTTCACTGATTTTATCAAATGCTTTATCTGTAGTTGTTTCTACATCATGAGTAGACACTTCTGCAATTTCACCGTATTTTGTTACAATTTCCGCAATAGCTTCCTTGGTAGCATTTTCATCATTTGCTATATATTGTGCAAGTAACCCATTGTCACCAGCACTGATAACTTCAGAATATAAATCTAAAATACTTTTAATGCTAGATTTACTGCTGTTTTGGATATTGTCAATGACAGTTTTTACTTTCTCAGAACCCTCATTTAGCCCCTCTTCAATAGCATTAAACCCGGACAATACACTATTTTTTATATCATCTTCAGATTCCGCGCTAAAAGAAATGTCTGTGACGATTGCTGCAATATCTTTTTGAACGGGTTTTAATGACTTTATGCTATTTGCTGCAGTGTTATTGTTTACACCCTCACTACTAGAAATAACTTTATTAAAATCAGAAACGGCTGTGCTTAATTCTACATAAGCGTCTCGTTCACGATTAAGGTTTTTAATAATAGCTGAATTATCGATCTTACCCTTTTGTGTTGAAGTCAACTGAGTTTGATCATTTAGATTTTTTTGAGCGCTTGTTTGTTTATTGATTGCGTCAACAGCATTTTTTCGCTCTTGGGCACTTTGGGCCAACAGATTTACATTTGTGATCAGTGCCGCCTTTTCACGCTCCTGGGCTTGACGAATGACTATAGTAGCCTGTTGTGCGCTTTCAGCATAGGAATCCATTTCTTTTTTAACTTTCTCCATGCTGTTCTGTAATGTACTGGCTACCGTCTTGCTAATTTTCGTCAGTTGCTTTTCAAGGCTCTTAGGATCAATCTGTACATTAAACTTTTTGTTTTTCGCAATCTCATTCAGCTTCCCCTGCACACCACCGCCGTCAGGTTCCACTTTTACCTTAATACTTAAATCTTCCGCCATATACTTTCCCCCTTACGGTTCGGCTCAAGCCTTCAAAGGCCGATTCTTTTCAAATCAGCCGCTCAAGACAAGAGCCGAAGCTCTCGTCGCGTTAGTTATCAGGGAACTGCTCTTTTATGGCTTTCACAATCTCTCCATGTACGGCACTGTTCCCATCTGCGATTTCTTTTGCCGTGTTTGCCACAAACGGGCGCGGGTGCAAATAGGCCGCATCAGGTGGCGAACCCCAAATGTTTTTCACATCGCCCTTCTCCACCATCTCAGCAAGCGGTGTATTGGTGCCGGTTTTGTACTGCCCACCAACGGCTGATTCATTCGGCACACCAATATCCTTTACCGTAAGCACATGTTCTCTTACGCTGCTCACCACGCTGCTGTCGGCTTCCAATGCCCCTTCGCCCTGGCCGCGGCGCTCATATACTTTTGGCTGGTATACATCCAGTACATCTTCCTGGATATGCTTCTTCAAACAATTCTCCACAGCCGTTTTCGCCCCGCCATTCAGTGCCAGGTTAATTCGCCGCTGCAGTTCCAGTTCCAGCCCTTTCTGTGTGCTTACCGTCTTGGCCATTTAACTCTCCTTGCCGTTCACAACCTCAATCTTCACGGGTGGCTTCTTTGCGGGCTGCTCTCCTTCACGCACTTTCTTTACCAGATCGGCCAAAAATTCCTGGTCTCCCAGCTGGCTCAAATTCCCTGCAATCTCTGCAAAGGCGTCTGCAATCCGGTCAAGCGGGTCCGGGTGGTTGATCGCATCAAATACCTTCATGTATTTTTCTTTCCGGTCTTTCATCTCGGCTTCACATGCCTCATAAAGTCCCGCTGTGACCACCGCAATATCCGGGTCTTCCACAATCTCAACGCCCTGTCTGCTGTAAACAAAGTCGCACATCTCATCTGTGTCCATCTTGTCCAGCTCCGCTTCCGGGGCAAAAAAGGTAATCACCGCAATGCGCCAAGCATAATCAAACAGCGCGTAATACTGCTTGCCGTCCTTCTCGCACATGTCGCAAACAAAATCCACAAATCGGATTCTGTCGCCCACACGGATGTTCTTCTTAATTTCCATAAAAAACTCCTTACAAAAAAATAAAAGCCCGCCACATCTTTCAGGGGCAGGCCAGCTTACAGCGTGTCATAATCAATCCACCCACCACGCCGTTTACGGTACACAATCCAGCGCAAATGCTCATCCGGGTACAGGTAATCAAACATCTTCCGCTTCATCAGTGCCACAGTGTCTGGGCATCCTTTGGTGTCAATTACCTCTGTCGTGCCGTCTTTATACTTCAACCAAAAATCAGCCACATAGTTAATGGCTCGTACCGTCTCCATTCTTCCCCCACGTTCCTTGCGGTACTTTGGCTGTAGCTCATAGGGTTTCTGCAGCTGATAATCCACAATCTCTCCGCTGGCAACCCCCGGCAGCACAACATCCTTGTAATATTTCATCTCAAGTTCAGAGTCAAACACAATCCCGTCATAGGTGCGTTTGCTCTTGTCACGGCTCACATTATACTTGCTTCGTCCGCTTATTTGCACAGCTCAATCTTCCCGTCTGCAATCTTGAACTTAACCACATCGCCAACGGTATAGCCGTCTTTCACCGGCACCTGGTAGCCGTGCCCATCACATTCAAAACCCATGTAGCCGCGTTCCTTGCTGTAGTATACAACCACGCCCTTCAGTGGGCGCACCTGGCGCTTCAGGGGCACTTTAGGCGGGGCAGCAGTTTCAACAGGGTTAATCTCTACATCGGCAATACCGCCAGTATTCTTGTCTTCCATGCACGCTACTCCTTTCGTGTTCTAAAAATGGAGGAGCTTTTCGCTCCCCCACGGATCAAACATCACAATCCAAGCCTATATAATAAGGTAGGGATTTGCGTTGATCACTCCATAAAGTTCATGTCGTAAATGTCGCCGTCCTGGTTGGCCATGCAGTCAAAGGTGATAGAAACAGTGGTCGGATCACCAGTGTTCTGGAAAGCCAGGCTGAAACTTGCCTGCGGCTGAGCCTTGTAGTAAACCAGCTCGCACTGCACAATCTCGTCGTCCTCGGTCTTGAACGGCATCATACCGTGGATCTCAAAGGCACGCGGGAATGTGTCAGAATCAAACTTGACAGTCTGAACACCATCGTTCTTGTCGTAGAAGTAATAGGCAATATAGTTCTTGCCGTCCTGCAGGCCAGCGCCAGTAACCTTCTTGTCAGTTGTAGTAAGATCGCTGATCTCAGTGCCAGCGTCGTCAGAAACAGCAAAAACCTGCACAGTGCCGGCCTTCGGGGTCTCACTCAGCTCAATGCCGTCAGTGGTGGCGGTCAGTACCTCGCGCTTCATAATCTTTGCAACCTTGCCAATGTCCTGGCCACTCAGCAGGGCAAACAGCTTAACAGGCATGATCTGGGTATCAACCTTCAGGGTGCCTGCACGCTCGCCATCAAAGCCAACACGGTTCGGTGCGCCCTGGCCGCCCTTTGCAAACACGCGGTTTGCGGTAAAGTCAGTGGTGGTCACGTTGGCAAAATCAATGGGCAGAAAAACTTTCTTGGTCTTGTAATCAAGCAGAACCAGATCAGCAACTTCACGGTTCGCCATATTCGGATTTACAGCCATATCTTATTCCTCCGTTATTATTTATCAGTTTCCATGTGTTTGTACCATCCGCCAAGGTCGTTCTCGCCACCCCATACGGCATAGTTCATGTCATGGATCTCATTTTGTTTTTTTATATTCTGACGGTTAAAAGTGTCATGCACCTGGTACACCGTCAAATCATAAATATTCGTATAATTCAGGCTGTTATGGTTTGTCGCCAGCGCAGAGATGATGTTCCCCAACTCCAAATCAGGGTTACTCTTATACCCTTTTCGTTTCGATTTTTCATATTCAGCCTTTTTCTTTTGGAATCGTTCATAAAACTTGCGGGCAGCCTCATTTTTGAACTTCAAGTTTTCCTCCCGCTTCTGGTCTATGTACGCGGTTTGCAGGCAAATGTCGCAAATCTCTGCCCAGTTATCTCGCGTTATGGAACCATCAATCAGGATCTTATCGTCCACCTCAGTTTTATTCACCAGCACAGCATGGTGCGCTTCATCATATTCAAGCGGCGCATCAATAAAAAAGGCCAGTGCGGCAATCATCTCCGCCTGGCTTTCTTTGCTCATACTCAATAAATCAAAAGTGTTAATGGTGGCTTTTTCTTCCTCGCTCAAAGCTTCATACGGGTTCTCCTGCCCTGTTACCTTGGCAATGTCTTCAAACATCGCCTGCGGTGTCAGCAGCAAGGTACTTAGCGCAAACTGATAGCTCATATAGCCGCGCTTGTTAATGTCGCTCAGTCGGGGCGAGTGTACTCTGCCCACATTTTTCACCATAAAACCTTCGGGGTTCAGCAGTTCATAGTACGGTACTTTCACTTTGCGCCACCCATCTTGCGGTTGAACGCCATCACTTCGTATGTAATGCAGCGGCCGTAATAATTATTATTCGGCTTGTATACATCGTTGTTCAATAACCGTACCTTCCCAATTCCAAAATCTTCGCTGCCGTTCAGCAAACGGTCAACGTTCATGGCCAACACATCGGCCTTTGTCCCCAGCACGCCGGGGTGTCGGTAACTCTTCATTACCTTCTTATTGCAATAGGCAAAAATGTACAGGTACACTCTGTATGCCGTATCGCTCGGTGCCTTAGCCACCACGGTCTCCATGCACAGGTAGGTGTCCGCCGTTTCATTGATCTCCGGCACATACTCAAACTCGTAAATGTGTCCGGTACTAATGCTCTTATCGCCCAGTAGCATCTCGTCCGTGTCAGCATCATCGTCTACGGGTCCAAGCAGCAGGTTAATAATGGTGTCGTCCTGTGCCAGCAGGGCGGCTACTTTGTGTTTGTATTCTCCCAGCTCACTCAGGTTCATACGTCCACCACCTTCACTGCAATGCTGTCTGTGCTCTTGCCGTCCGGTGCCACAACCGTCAGTTTCACGGTAGCTCCATTCAGCGCGGCATTATCCTCTGCGCATACCCGGCAGCTGTCCCCAGTTACCCGGTTCCACTGCACACTGTTGGCAAGGTATACCTTTGTTTCAAGTGTTTTATCATCAACGCTCAGGCTCCAGGTGCATCCCGGCAGCGGCTTGCCATCAATCGTGGCCTTAAAAATCTTGCCGCGCCCGCAAATGCGCACTTTAGGTTCGCCCGCGTATTTAATAACCACTTCGCCGTCCTCCGGTGCTTGCTTTACCTCCTGGTAATCGCATAGCATCTTTTCGGCGTTATCCTGTTCTTCCACATGCTGGTCCTGTTCAAGGTTCAAAACCAAAAATCCCGTCTGGGCGTCATTCCAGTCATAGCGTTCTGTCATAGCGTCCACACAGGTCACACGGTAAGTTTTAGGCTTGCCATTGATCTGCTCCATCATCAGGCGTTTCCCCACATCCAGCAAAGCCGATTCCTCATCATACGGTATTTTCACCTGGAATTCGCGGCTGGAAATGGTCATGTATACATCTTCGTTCAGGTTGGAAAAATACGGCTTGTCCACAACCGCCCACCGGGTAATAATTTCCCCGGTCTCATGGTTCTGCCACTGGATGCTCCGGTTACACAGCTCAATTTTACCGCGCACGGTTATTTCATCGTCCGCATCGCGCTCTGTAATCAGCCAATGGCTTTTACTAAACAGCATGATTTTTCCAATCTCAAAGTTGTCGCCCGGCATTGTGCGTATAATCTTCTGGTTTGTCACCGTGCTGCTAATAATCATCATGTGGTGGGGTACCCCCTCAATCTCTACCTCTTTATAGGCAGGGGAATCAGGCCCCATTCTTAGCGTGTCCCGTTTGCTCTTTTCAACCATCCGGTCACGCCGCGTACTTCCGTGCCTGCCAAGCATAGCAGCATATGTCTCATAGTTCATACGCTACCACCTCACTCAGTCAAACTCGAAATTTCCCCATTGCGGAAAGAGTATAGGTTAATCTCCTTCATCTGCTGCCGCTCTGTCGTGGTCAGCAGGGTCGTCATCTTCTCCAACAGGTTGGCTGGCGAAAACAACGTAAAATCCTTTGTGCTCAATCCGTTCTGCAATGCGTCTGTGTTATAAACATACTGGCGCACAAAATGCACAATCATGCCCAGTGCCAAAATATCCTTCTCGCGGTTCGTCAGCGTAATGTTGAACTCCAGCAGGTCATCTTCCCTGTCATTCAGGTCCTGTTTGCACACATCCTCAAAATCGCTGATCGCCATCTTCAAAAGATCCAGCTGCATTGCTTCTCTTGTCACCGCATCGTAGTCCAGGAACTCATAGTTGCGGACTTGGCCACGGTAACGCTCATAAACTTCCTCGTATCTTGTGCCCATTGGCCCGCACCATTCCTCTCATTATTCTTCGGTTCCGCCGATCGTCACAATCTCAACGCCGCTCTTGCGGGTTCTGGGTTTCTTGGGTGCCTCCAATGCAACGGATTCTTCCAAATCGCAATCCAGCACATCGTTCAACGCTTTAATCATGGCACGGCTGTCCAGCTGGTCTGCCTTCAGCATCTCCTTTGCGCGGATACGGATGCTGTCGCGCATCCCCTCGCTCATCTTGGGCACCTTCTCGCGGATCTCATCCGGGGTCCACTTAAATACCTCGTCAAAGTTCTCCGTGGTCAGCGCATTCTTGTAGTAACGTTCCACACCCAGTTTGCGCAATACATTGGCATCCTCAATCAAAATCCAGTTATCACGGAAAAACCGCGGCTGGCTGCCACGCATTACAAGCAGCTCGGCGTAGTCCATCTCCTGTACCTCGCCAAACTCGGTCCACTCAACGGTGTAGCCGGGGTTGCGGGTCGAAGCATAAAACAAGTTGCCATGGGTGCCGTTCTTGCATTCCACCATGGTCTCATTGGTAATCTTCGCAGTTGCCAAAACATACCTCCAAAATATTCCTTATATAAAAAAAAGAACCCCGCCTTGCGGCAGGGGTATCGTTCAGCTCAAAATCAGGCAAACTTGTAGCTGCCAAAATCGCGATCCAGAATAATGGAAATACCGGTACGCTTGGTCATCAGGAATTCCTGGGTCAGGTCGGCCTTGTTCATCGGGTCGCCCATCAGCATGGTAACTTCACCCTCGGTAACGCGCTTCACGGGCTTGGTGTCACCGGCAAAAATGTAAACAGTGTCGTCAGGCAGAATGAACTCAGTAGAGCCGATCTTGTGGCGCTGCTTCATCGCAACCATCTGAGTGCCGGCAATGTGGCCCAGGTAGCCCATGCTGTACAGGTCGCTCTTGGCCCGCTCACTCATGGTAGCAGTGGTAATCTTGCGCAGTGCCTTGCGGGTGCCAACAATCGTAGCGGTGTCGCCGGTAGAAGCCTCAATGTGCTCAATCAGGTCCAGCAGCTTGTCCTCATTGTAAGAACCACTCTGGGTATAAACGGGGTCCAGCTTGGTGAACATGCTGGTCCATGCCAGATAAGCGCTGTCCAGATCGTACTGGGTAAAGCTGCGGCCAACAGTGTCAACCAGGTCATTAAAGTCAATACGGCCAGCCATCACGCGGTTCATTTCCTCGTAAACCTTCACAGCACGCAGCTGGGTGTTCACGGTAATATCCTGGCCAGCTTCCAGGCGCTGACGGCGGATGCCCTGGGTGCCTTCAGCAATGTCGGCAACAGTCAGCAGGCACGGCTTGGTGGTATGGAAAATGTTGGTATCGCCAAGAGAGGTGTTGCGGTCCTCAATAAAATTGGTAAAGAACTCGTCACCCTTCAAGCCCTCTTCACTGACCTTTTCAATCAGAACTTCGGTAATAGCAAACAGGTTGCTGCACTTGCCGTCGCGGATATCCTTGTAGCTCATGCTGGTCTTGCCATTATTAGCCTCAATCATGGCCTGGCGCAGAACTTCCTGGCTGTCTTTCACGCTGTATTCGCCCAGGTGGCCATGGTAGCCATCAACGGCCAGCTTAATCAGTTTCTCATCCATGTTAATACTCCTTTACATATAAAGATAGGTGCAGCCATAGGCCACACCAGTAATTAGTTATAACTAACTCGCTGATACAAAAAAATCAGGCGATCACATCAACGATGTAATAGGTATACTGGCCATCGCCAAAGCCAACCTTCACAGGGTCGCGCTTGATCACACCAAAAACATTGTCAGCAGAAGCATCAGCCTCAATTTTCAGCTTGGTAGAACCAGCAGCAAAGGCAACAAACTTGCCCTTTTCGGGGGTACCGTCAAAAGCTTCAGCAGTAACGCGGAAAGAATCAGCGCCGGCAACCAGCAGGTAAACGCGAACAGGCTTGCCAGCTTCGTTCTCCCACTCGGTCAGGTAATGGGTGCGGGTCTCATCATAAAACAGCTCAACGCCGGCAACCATGGCCAGCATAGGGCGCTTGGAATCAGCAGCAGGTGCTTCAGCCTTGTAGGTTTCGGGGCCGATCGCATCACCAATCACAACAATGTTGCCATTATCAATGGCGGCAGGGCTGCCATCCTTGTAAAAAACAACACTCTTCAGGTAGGCAGCGTTGCTGGAACCAACCAGCATATCGGTGCCAACAACAGCATGTTTAATGTTAGCCATAATATGTAACTCCTTTTTTTTACTCTTTTGTATGCAGGTAACGTTCAAACAGGTCGCCATAGCGCTTCTCTGTTTTCTGGGTGCCATTCACGCCAAACCGTACCTTGTTTACCTCGCCCTTCTTTTCTTTGGGCGGAACATAACTGAACTCAGCGGCCTTCTTGCCCAACAGCTTGTAGCAAGCATCTTCCAAAACGGTAAACTCCATCGTCTTGTTATCTCGCAGCTTGGCATAATCAGCATCGCCATCCAGCTTCTGATCCATAACGGCAAACAGCTGTTCGCGTTTAGCGCTCTCTTCTTCTTTGGCAGCAGCAGCCTCGGCCGCAACGTAAGCATCATATTTCGGCTTCATCTCGTCATACTCTGCTTTCAGTTCGCTGTACTGCTTGTTGGCGGCCTCCAGTTTTTCGGTCTGCTCTTTGGCCTTGTCGCCCATTGTGCTGTATAGCGCGGGCACGCCCATATCGGCACTGCCTTCATCCCAGGCTTCGTACTTTACCTTCATGCGTTTCTTGCTGGCAAAATCAACTTTCACGTTGTCGCCATCCATGGTAAAGGTAAAGCTGTAGATCTTCCAATCCTGGCAATCCATCACAACGGCAAGATCATCCTGCACATCCTGCAGCCAATAGCGGCTCACTTCATAGCCCCACGGGTCAATCATGGTTTCAGCGCTAATGGCCTCGTTTACTTCGTTCAGCTTGTCGCACAGGTTCAGGCTGTAATCCGCAGCAGGTTCTCCGCCTTCCGGTTCCGCAGCGGGTTCCGGTTCTGCCGGGGGTTCGGGTTCTGCAGGTTCAGCAGCAGGCTCTGCAGCCAGCTCACTTTCCGGTTCACCCTGCGGATCTTCCGGCTCGGCAGATTTTGCCGCAGCCATCTCTTCACACTTCGCTTTCAGTTCCTCAATGGTAATTTCCTCCAAAGAGAACTCCAGCGTAGAAGCGTCAATGCCGTAAGAAGCCAGAATTTCTTCTTTTTCTTTCAAGCAATCGTCTCCTTTCGCAAAATTATCTATCTGAGCCTCCTTGGAGGATTCAGATCTCTGTAAAGCTGTGTATTCCGCCAGCATATCCTTAACCTGGCTCGCAATCGTCGCGGCGGTAAAATTCGCCGTAACTGTGCTGCCCGTCATTGCTGGTCGGATTTGCGGGTCAGTGGTGGAAAGCACGCAGCAGCCATCAAAATCAAAATTCTGCACAACATAGTAGCCGTCTTTATCCACATAGCCTTCCATGTTGGTGATCTCCATGCTCTGCCCTTTCACCACATCCCGCTCAAAAATCCCACAGGAATCGTCAAACTTGGTCCACAGCAACCCGTCAACGCGCAAATATTCCCGTGTTTTTCCTGTGCCGTCATCCCGGCTTACCCAGCGCGGGTTGCAGCTCTCCGGTATTACACCGTAAGCGCTGCCGGCATATACATATCGAATCCCGTCCTCGTCCACAATCAGCTCATGTTCGTGGCCCTTAAAATCAAGCTCATCATCGTCATTCTGCTCAATGTATCCAAGGATCGGGGTATTCGCAATACTCTTTGCTGCCCGGTCAACTACCTCTTTTTCAAACCGCGATCCGTTCAGGTTGCCGCCAGTATGCAGCACATCAATCGTCACGTTAATAAAACGCGCATCTTTGCCCATCACTTCTCCGGTTTTTTCAAAGGTAATTGGCAGGCGGTTCAACCGCTCACTCACATCCAATCACCCCGTAAACTAAAAAAGGCCGCTTGCATAGCGGTCTCTCAAAAGTAATTTCGTTTTTTCTGCTGTGCGGCAAACTCCTGCACAGCCTTCAAATCATCGTTGTCAAGTTCAAAAATATATACTGTATGGCCGCCACTGTCGCGCTCTTCCCGTACCAGCTTCTTTTTCTGGCGCAGCAAATATAGTACCATGTCACGGCCGCGTACTTTAACTTCACGCTTCATCGATCAATCAGCCTCCTGTCGCCAGGTCTTCCTCGCTGCTGTTTTCGCCTGCGTCTGTCAGCGCCTTACCCTCACTTGCATTGGTGGGGCGTCCGCCTTCATCTGTCGCGGCATTACTGTCAGCAGCGCTCTGCGTATTGGAGCTTATCAGCGGTACCTCATTGGCTGACAGGTTCAATACCGTGTTTTCCAGGTACTGCATGTTCTCCATATCGCTTGGGCTGTATCCGCTTGTCGCCATAATGGCACTGCGCACCGGCATTCCGTACTGGCCATCTTTTACAAGACGGTCATGCACTTCCTGCCGGTTAAAATACGTCACATCTAAAATATTTACCTTAAACTTAACTGCCGTCGAAACACTCTTTAATTTACGGTTGATCCAGCGTTCAATTTGCCGCATCATCGCAAACACAATCATCTGGTCATTCACAGTAGAAAGGCTCAGCGTAGAGCTGCTGGGGTCTTCACCGCCACCAAACAAGATGTTGTTTACACCCGCCTGCTTCCACATCGAATTTTCGGCTTTTGCTACATCGTCACTGCCGCTTACAGCTCCACTTTTTTCAAAGTCCCAGCTGCTGATCTTCATCGGACTCATAATCGCGCCAATGTTCTCCGGCAGCACGTTGCACAGCATGTCGTAAAACTCTTTGCACAGGTCGTAGTCAATCAAAAATGTACCGTCATCCCCCACCGGGATCTCCAGCGCCAACGCCTTGTAATTATTCACTTCACTGGCATCTTTACTGATCGCCCGATAGTCTTCAATATCCGCCAGTGCGCTGAACAAGCTCACAAACGGCGGGATCGGCACATACGTCTGCTCGTTTACTTTCAAACAGATAGAATTTTCACTTGACAACTCCTGCCACTTCAAGCCGGAATCCTTCTGGTACGCACTGTACATCGTGGTAAATTCCGGCGGAAAATTTGGCAATCGCTCACGGTGGGAATCAAAGTAAGAAAAATTGAACGCAAAGTTGTATACACCATCCTCAATGCTGCTGATCTTGCAATAGTCTGCATCCAGCTGCTGGAATGTGTAGCTGTCGTTCGTTTCCCATGCGTATCCGTAATACACATCATCACGGAACGCCACCATCAACGCCCGGCTGAACTCGTGCCGCAGGTTCATCTTTTCCAACTGTGCCGTCACCGCATAGTAACCTTTTTTGAATTTTTGCAGGTTCACATTCTTGGAATAATCAACGCCATACGGCACCACAATGTAACTGAACGTGCTCATGTTGGCGAAATACTGGATCAGCCGCCTGTAATAGTTCGAAATATTGAACAGGTATTGGCTCATCTGCCGCAGCTGCACTTCATAGTTGGCCGGGTTCGCCAAATAGGTAACAATCTGGCTCTTGGTGTACTTTTTATAAGTAGGGTTGTAGTCGCGGTTATTTTCCAGGTCGCGGATCTTCACGTTTGCCAGGTTCGCATATCGCACCTTACTCATAAATTCCGTCAATGGCACAAAGCTTTTCTTGCCGTCCGGGCTGATCATGGCGACCTTTTTCTGCTGTATTTCTTCCATATAGCCGCCTCCTTAATGCCGCAGTCTGGGCGCTCTAAAGTTTATTTCAATCTTCTTATTGCGCATAAAGTTTTTACTCATCATGCGTTCAACCTGCAGCGCAATGTAATAGTTGTAGCTCAGGCTGCTGTAACGGTCCTTGCGTGCGCCGGGCTTCTCATGCACACGGATCAAATTATTCGTTGCTTCATATTCCAGGTTCACCAGCTCATTTACAGCCAATCCGGTATTGATGTACGGCATCTGCAGCGCCATCTTCTCCATGGGTGAAAGCTTGTCGTAACCTTTAATGTTCGCCCGCAAAATCTCTTCGCAGTCATATTCGGATTCCAAAAACCGGATTCTCCCCTGTTGGATTCCGCTTCGCAACGCAATTGTCACGTCATTATTAAACTGGCTGTTGCCCATGATCGCCCAAATCACCTTGGGTGCCGTCTTGTCGGGGCACCGCTCCTGGAAATCCGGGTTATTGCAGCAGTTCAGCGGTGGGTATGTCTCGCCCGTCTCTGGGTCATAGCACTCGTGCATCAGCAGATCCATAATGGGAGCACCAAGGCCCTTTGCGTCAATGCCAATGTAGTCACACTCAAAATACTTAAAGTAACGGCGTAGCTTCAGCACCAAATCCTGCGTAATAATACCCTCGCAGTTTTCGGTGTACACCATGTTGCTGGTACACTTGCCTGTACTGTCTGGCACCAAACTGTTCAAAAAGATGCTTGTGGCGTCATTATCGCGGCGCTTAGAACTCATCAGGGCAATATCAACCGTCAAAATCCGCTTCTCACCAGTCTTCTTGGCCGGCAATTGGCAAGCCGCCTTATTGTTCAAAATCATGTTTGGCGCATAGAACGCTTTTATGATCTTGCGCTGCTTGTTAATGTCGTCAAAGCTAAATAACCCGCCGTCTGTCGTGCCAATAAACAGCGCCTCATTTTCCATACGGAACCGTATGTCAGAAAACGTCGATTCTGTCATCTCGTCTTCTACCTGGCTCTTCAGCAGCAGGTTTTCCTTAATACTCATCTGGTACGGGAATCGGAAACAATAGTAATTTTTCGTGGTGTCAAACATGTTCACAAAGTAATCCTTGCACAAATCCCATGACCAGTGCTGTTCAAACCATGCAGAGCTTAGGTACATCTGCTGGTTGCGTTCCGCCAGGTGGGCATACTTGGGGTTATCCATGTAGCCGGGGTGGCGGATATAGTTCAAAAACTTCTTCAAAACCAGATCCAGCACTTCCTTGTCAACCATACGGTACTCGTCAATAATCAACAGGCTCGCACGGCCGCCACGGGCAGTATCTGCGGCGGTCACAACCTCAATCACGCTGTCATTGCGGAAGGTTATCTTCGCCACACTCTGGTTTATCGTTATATCTTTTATCTCACTACGCAGTAATGGGCTTCGCGGCACCAACTCCTGCTCAATCTTTTTCAGTACCAAGCTGCCCTGGTTTCGCGTTTTGCTCGCAATCACAATCAAGCTGCCTGGGTACAAGATCGCTTTCCAACAGCAGAAAATTGCACATAGGAACGTCTTGCCTAGCAATAATGTTATCCTACCGGCTTTTTATCCGGTAGTTCTTATGGTTTCCCATAAGTCCAGCATACATTTTCACCCTCTAAGGGTGCCGGGCACTCGTGGGCGGGTTATATTCTGTCAGTAACAGGTTCACCGCCTATGCGTTACAATACCTCCTTCTATTAAAAAGGTAGGTTATCTCGGTATTAGCATTTTACAGCCTCTACCGATTTTGTCCGGTTCACTCAAGCTGGTTTCCCAACCTGGGGGCCTAGTGTTGACCACGCGCCGCTATAAAACAAAAATTTGTGCATAGCGCCATGCAATAAATCAAAATCTGTTGGAACATCTTCAGGTTTACGTTCAAATAATCCTTGCAAAACCTCTGCGGGTTCGCCCGGTAAAAGCTGGCCCACAGCGCCACGGCATTCATAATCCGGCTTGTCTTATCTTCCGTAACCTCTCTTGCAGTTTTCTTCACCATTCAAGCACCACCTCACTCTCCGGGGGTGCCAAAAATAGCGTTGCGGATACTCTCGTTCTCTTCCTCTTCTCCGCCGGTATATTCGGGTCGGTGCGCCGTATAAGGTGCCATGCCTTCCTCGTATTCTTTCTGCCACGGGTTCTTGATTTTGAACAGTTCCATCATTGGCCCTGTCACCCAAGTACGGAAATATTTACCAATCCCATCCACATCCCGCCATTCGGGCGCAGCTTCCGGGATCGGCTTTTTGTCTTCCCACTTTTTAATCAAGGTGCCAAAGGTGTTTGCCTCTGCCAGCGCATTATCGTTCGTCTGGTTTGGCTTAATATTGGCGCTGCCCAGCAGGTTCTGCAAAGTATCACTGGCCTCTTTTACCTTCTTGGTGTCACCCGTCTGGTATGCCTTGGTCAGCATAATCTGCGCCATACTGATCGCTTTGAACAATTCTTCCTGCGCCTTGGTGGAGCACTCATACCGGGTAATCCAGTCCTTGTACTCATTGTCCAGCCGCACATACTCGGCCTCGTTGAACCCTGGCCCCCAAAACCCAACCATGCGCTGGCTTACCTTGCCGCCGTTTGGTCGTGTCTCGCTGATATCGCTCACATCATTGATCACCCGCCCGTTGATTTCTTCCAGGTAGGTATCAAAGGTCTTGCCATGGTTCTGGGTCATGTTGCAATGCCTGATCCAAGCTGTCATCCGGCTTGTGTTCGGGGCATGCTTTGCCGTGCTTTTCAGCAGGCCCTCGCTGTAATAAATGTCAAACAGCATGCACACCCGTTTCATGGCCTCATCCTCATTGCCCAGCGCCTGGGTGTAATGGTCAACCAGCTTGTCCATGCAGCTTTTGCATACCGGGAAGTAATGGTTGTTCCCTCGCCACAGCTCGCTTTGCGCAGGGGAAAAATTATCCTTTTGGTGCATGAACCGCTTGCCGCAACAGGCGCAAACAAAATACGCAGGCCCATCGTCCTCTGCCATCATGCGGCGGATCTTGGCCTGCGCTTCTGCGTTTTCTCGTAAAATTGTAGCTTTATTTTTAGAGCCTTTCGGTCTTCCGGCCATGTTCAGTCACCCGCCTTATCGGCGCGGTTCCCGTTCTCATCATAATCACGGAAGTTGTTCCGGCACTCGTTCCAAAACTCCACCACATCCATCAATTTCTGGCTGCGCTTAAACACACAGTAGCTTGTCTGGGTAATGGGGTTTATCTGCCGGCTCTCATAGCTCAAACCAAACGCCTTCAAAAAATTCGTAAGCCGCGCCGAATAACTGCAAAAGTATTCGGGCTGCTTCTTCTCATACTCACCCACTCTAAAGACCATCCCCTCTCATCAAAAAATCCCACGCTCTAATCCAGCGTAATATCGTAACAGCAGTCCACGCCGTAAGCATTCACCACCAGCACGTTCTGCTCCGGTTTATTTCGCAATCTCTTATCCATGCAGTAACTGTCCGCGCCATCCACACAGCCGCTTTCGTATACTTTCGTATCGTATACAGTCGTCAGGGCATTGGTGTGGCGGTGTCCCATCAGCACAATGTTAGGCTTATCACCTGTCATCATAGTCAAGGTCTGTACCACGCTGCCCGGTGTGTCTTTGTCGCCATGCACCGCGTATACAAGCCGTCCGCGAACCATAAAGTCCGCAATCGTCTCGTCAATCGTATTCTGGTAGGTTTCTACATTGCCAAGTGCCGCACAGCGTGCGCCCACAATATAAGTCACAAGCTTGTCCAGGTATTCACCGTGCTGGTTATCCTCCTTGGCGGGGAACACCCGGCTATGGTTGCCCGGCACACTATAAATGTATACACGTTCAAACATACGGCTCAGTTCGGCCACAAACCAACTCACGGCTTCCCCGGCGCTGATCACCTGGTCCACCACATTCTCGTTGTTTTCCAGCCGGTTGTTCAGGTGGATCTCACCGTTTACCAGGTCTCCGCCCAGCACCAAAAAACAATTCTGGCCATTGTGGCGCTGCTGGATCACATACACCTTTTCTGCATAACGCTTCAGCCGGGCACGCAGTACCTGTTGGTCAAAGCTGTTGTAAAGGTTCTCAATCTTAACTCCCGCATGCAGATCGGTCAGGTGAACAATCAGATCGGTCGTCAGTGCTTCTGTACTAACTACCCCAATGTGTTCAAAAGTCTCTGGCTTATAAGCGCTGAATCGCCGTTCAATCAGCTCTCGCATGCTCTCTCCACGGGCTTGTACCCGCATCAGACGGCTCACTTCATTGCGCTCATCCCGCAGCTTGATCTTTTCTTTCTCCAGCTCGCGGCGCTGCTCTTTAATCTCGCCCAAAATCTGCTGGGCGTCACTCAGGTTAGTTTCACTGGCGTGCGCCAGAATGTTGAACGCCTTCCAGTTCTTGCGGTATACGCACTCATCCTTGTCCTGGCCCAGCTCTTTATTGATTACATCCGCCACATCGTCCCAGGTGCCAATCTGGTCCTTGGCAGCACAAATGCGGTAGATGTATTCATTGTCAGTTTCCTTGGCAAGCTTGTGCAGTTCAAGCATTCACGTCACCCCGTGTATTCACAATTCCGGTGCGGCGCTGGTCACGCTCCATCTCAGCCAAAGCTTCCTGCGCAAAATAGTTGTTGGGCAAAGCCTGCAGTACATACGGCAGCTCGTCCACCATCGTCTTGTTCACGGTCGTAACCATATGCACACCGGGGAACTTCTTGCGCAACATTTTTGCTTCTTCCTTAGAAATAACAATCATCTTCAAAAATCTCCTTATAAAAAAAATAATCTGAGAATAAAAGAACCCCCGGCCATAATGGTCAGGGGCACTCCACCCTCTATAATCATATATAGGGGGTTTTCAGCTTCAAGCGTTACAAGGTATTATTTTTGCTTCTGTAGCGGGTCACGCGAGCCAATGTCTTGGCGTTTTTCTCCAATTCCGCGCAGGTCTTGCAGTAGTGTGTCTTGGCATTCCACGCAATCTCTTCCCCGCACTTTTCGCAGTACCGGTTGTCAAACAGCCCAATCTTTGCGCACAATTTATCCATATCCAACCGGTTGTTCTCTGCCGTCACATCCCAGCAGTAAACACCTTCGCTTTTGTGATCATAAAACGGATACTCATACAAACAGCCAATCCGCCCCGGACCCGGCTTGCAAATAATTCGGTTCAATATACCGCACTTGTCACTCAGCACATCCAGTTCCACCGGCGCTTCATAACCGTCCCACCAGTTCGCGCCATCAATATGTATCGCTGTCACATCTCGCCCAAAGCAAGAGCAAAACTGTTTGATCCTGTATCGGTTCATCAAATCCAGCGTGCCACTGCCGTTCAGCCGGCACATAACAATCACGCCAAGCAAAACCTTCACCTGTCGCTGCGTCAGCCCATAAGTACGGATCGCCAGCCGGATGTAAGTCAGGTCGCTCTCATAAAGGTAGATCTTGTCAACCTGCCGCAGTCCACACTTCTTCAGCTGTTTTTTCTTGTACTGCTGGATTAAGTCCAACCGGTCATACTGCCTTATGTACTTGGGGTCTGTATGGGCCAGCTGCATATCTGCACAAAAATCTGGCTCATACCCACTCTGCGCCAACAGCCGCCGTAACAGCCGCGGGCTTTCATTGTAATCGTCAAAATTATCCAGCAGCATCTTTTCATTGCAATAATAGCTGTAATACATTACCCCTCTCCTCCTTCAATCGGTTCAATGTTCAGTTCGTTGCCAACCGGCACCAGGGCATAACGCTTACCCAGGTACTCGTATTCACCGTCATCGCACAGCTGCGGCAAGCAAATGTTCACCTGCTGGATGTTCTCCACAATGCCGGTGCCGGCCACCACCCACATAAACTTCTTGCTGCGGCGGGGGTATTTCTGGTAGCAAAGCATCACGGCAATGTTGGCCAGTTCTTTGGGGTCAAGGCAAATCTCTGCACACCGGGCACGGAACTTGTTGTAGTACAGCTGCCAGTCAACCTCAAAGTTGGCGGCAAACTCCTTTGTAACGCCCTCAGCCTCCAGCTCATCTTTGAACCGGTCAAAGTAACGGCAATGGTATTCAGTCTCTGCCAGCTCGGCTACCGTTTTATTAAACTCAAAATAGATTTTTTCAATCGCATCAAAATGCTCCTGGCTAAATCCCACCTCCGCGTCAATCATAATTGTGTAATCAAACCCGTCACTCCTTTTGTGGCGCAGCCCGTCCGCCCACTTTTCAATAACCCAACACATCTTATTCATGTTGCTGTGGGCGCAGCTCAGGCGCTTCATCCGCTTGTAGTACGGGCTTGCATACTTCATAAAATACGGCAAAGGTCTGCCATACTTGGCAATCTGCCGCGGCACCGGGTACAACACACCCGTCTTTGCAAAATCGCATTCTTGCTTGTGGACTATATCATCATCTCACACTCTTGGCGTGTATGAGAGGCTGGCACTTCCACGCCGGATTTTCACCGGATCGCGTACATCCCTTGCGGGCTAGTCTCTTGACCTTCCTTATTATATGTATAAGGCTTGGCACAGGATTGTATCAAACCATGATAGTTTCCCTGTTAGCACACAGACAAAACGCCATTTCCTGCGTTTCCACATTTGTCCTGTGTACACCCTGCTCTTGCAGGTTCACCAGCTGTTTCCACTGCGCGTCACCGCACAGGGCCACCGATTCTTGATGGCTTTCGTTTTTCAATTACCCCGTATGTCACCATACAGGCCAGACTATCTCTTCCATGTTTCCATGGCCACGCGCTTGGCGTCCGGGCTATCATCTCCCGGCCTACAGGGCTACACTCATCACCCCTAGTCTTTACACCTTCAGTAATTACCAGTAACTGGCAATCAAAGCTTGGCACGGTATTGTCTTTACGCTGTATTGTAAAGAGTTTCACCGTTAGCCGCCCTTTAGGCGACACTGCTGATAAGGCATTCACGCGGTTTTACAACGGCGAAGCCACCGTTGGTTATGGAGAGCAGGTCAACATACCGGGCGTATGTTTCTTTCTGCTTCTCGGTTTTTGGTGTTTTGTTGTGGTAGCAGCTCGCGTAATTGGAAATCTCACCGATCAAACTCTTCAAGCTGCGCATAATGCACGCCGTGCGGTTCTGGATCGTGTCCTTCTCCGCCAGCGCAGTTACTTTATCTTCAATATCAATTACAATTTTTGCGTTCCTGTCCACACCCTTCATCATCAAAGGGCTGTCAAGAAGCAAAGTAAGATCTCCCATAAAAACCTGATGTACTTAATTGACAAAGTATTCAGGTTTTTCTCGACTATATCATATCCATGCCACACCGCAGTGTAGTTTAGGTCACAGCGCTTCCACAACGGGACTTTCACCCGCCATGTACTCTACTGACTCAACTTAACAAGTTGGTTTTCGATAGTCTGTGGATTTGACCGTCTTGTTCGAGTTTGTTTTGCTGTTCCTTCTGTTTACGCTCCCTCTTATCAGCAATAAATTTTGAGTGAGCATAAGCATCCGGCCACGGAATATTTAACGTGTTGGCGATTTCAAATGGACGCATACCATCAGCATACATTTGTTCCATCTGAGAAATTTCTTCACCTGTATACTTTCGTTCACCAGCTTTTTTATGTAAAACGGTAATACTATGAATGCAATTTTCTTTTGTTGTCATCCATTCCAGATTTGAAACCTCGTTATGCGCTTTATTTCCATCTTTATGGTTCACAACAGGTTTATCCATAGGATTTTCAATAAAAGCCATTGCCACAAGAACATGAACACGCTTTATTTTCTTCACTCCATCTTTACAAAGAGTGCAGATTTTATAACCATATGCATTCATTCTTTGAGCAACAAGAGACTCGTCTAAATGCTTAAAACGACATCCTTTACGCCCAGATCTCCAAGATCTTGCGTTGCGTTTTACACGTCCCAGGTTACTTACGCTGTAAAGTTCTTCATACCCTACAACGGGCATCCAAACTTCACCTTCTAAAGATTCAACCATCATCTTCACCTCCTTTTCTTTTATATTTTGCAGACGGTCAAACACCGGATTATACTTCGCAGTACGTCCCCGGTTAGCAGTTAATCAAACCATCATTTCCTATGGCTCCATAAAAATATGTATTAACCACACCATGATTTTTCATGTTCACTGTGTTTTATATCCGATCGTTTCCAATCGGTACGACAGAGGCTTCTCGCCTGATCGTAGTCGGCCCCGTTAAGCCGTTGCGGGGTAATACTCTTGCAATTAACAATCAACGTGTTCACCAACTGGCCGCAATATTTTTCCAGCAGCGGGTTGGTCACACCCTTCAGGATCACATGCTCGCTCTTGCAAATGTGCGGGTTGCGTTCAATTAGCCGTTCGCCAAGCGTTGTTCCTGTTCTGTCAAAACTGTAAAACTCATCCGCCTCCAGCGCCCCCTTCAAGGGTAGGCCGGCAATGTGTTCCATCAGCATAATCAGGTCAGGCACTAAGAACTTAAAGCTCCCGCGCAGCCACAACTTGCCGCACTTCATGTCATCCTTATATTTTCCAAGCAGATTGGTTATGTACTTTCGCACCCCCTCCTCTTTCAGCATCTCCGGGTTCTTCAAAATCGCCGCGCAATAATTATTCAGCGGTTTGTGCCGGTCAGCCAGCATGCCCAAAAAGCAGTAGGTGTATACCGGGTCACCGTTCTCAATCTTTTCAACCCAATCAATGCTGTAATCTGCCAGATGCTCAAACTCGTCTACCGGCAAATCCAGGTCCTGCAAAATCTGGTAGTTGCCGCGGGTGTATAGTGGTTCTGTGTCAATATCAAACTGCCACTTTGCAATGCCAATGCAGTGCTTGTTCTTCTTGAACTGGTACCAGTATTCTTCCCAGTCCGCAATCGTGCCGGTCTTCTTAAAATACTTGTACCCCTTGTACATGCTCTCGCAGGCAATAATCTTGGGTTCAGCCCCTGGGCTGACATCGTGTTCCACGCCCCAAATGTCTTTGATGAATCGTACCCCGCGTTCTGCAAAAAACGTTTCATAATCCATCTGGTTCAGCACACCCTTAAAGTACGGCATCCGCCACACCACACTGGTCACAGGCGTCTCGCTGCCCAACCGTCGCTGTATCTCCTGCATAATCTTGGGGTGTGCAATCCCGCAGCCATCAAAGGCGTTTATCTCAATGTCGCGGGTAGTTTCTGCAATGTCTTTCTGCACCCACTCGCGGTCAGCCCCGGTCTTGCGGTCTTTGAACTGGATCTTGCGGTCATATACATATTTAATGTTCTGGTTTGGTATGGTCACAAAGCAGTCCGGCACTACCACAATGGTCGGATACCAGTTCTCAATGCAGTGGCAGCTGGAATACATCAGGCCGCGATAAGCGTAAAATTTCTGGTTTGTTCTTCTGCGTTCGCTAGGCGCAAAAGTTTCAGCTTGCAATTATATATCAAAGCCTCATTTCTCTATGTTTCCATAGATGCACTGACTATATCTTCATCCCGGTAGGATGCTCCCCATTCTCGGCGCTTTGCCTTACCCGCATTCGCGGTAGTCGATGAACGTTCCCCTGTTCGGAGCTTCGCTGCTGATTACCTAATCTTAGTAGTTTTCTAGCTCTCACACTTGCGCTTGTTTCATCACTGTGTTGTAGCCTACTAAGCTCTAAAGGCGTTCCAGCAATTAAAGGAGTTTGCTAATAACAATTACTTGTTATAGGAGCAATTTTAACAACTACTCAATACTGTTTCCTGAATTTGTATTCCCATCGTGATTCTCACGTCAAGGTCGTGGGCCAACCGCCTGTCCACAAAGCTCAAAATCCCCTGCCGCACCATACTGGCGCTGCGTTCACTCAGCACAAACTCTTGCTTTCCAATCTTAAACCCGTGCTGGATCAACCGCTTCATGGCCGCCTTCTTGTTCTGGCCACCCACGCAATCCACAAACACAACAAACCGGTTGTACTCGTTGCTTTCATATGTAAGCAGCCGGATCTGCCGGAACAGCATATTGTCACCCTGCTTTACATAAAAGCGCTCTTCCTCCTCTTGACTGATCTGAATGTTATAGTCATGGTTGATAATGTAGGTCAGGTTCAACTTTCGCACAATATATAGTGGTGGTGCGAACATTACTCGTCCTCCTTGTTATTCGGGTTATCCTCTTTGTTCTCGGCTTTTTCCAGGTTGTAAATCTTTTCAATGCTAACCCGCCCGCTGTCAAACGCCTCACGGGAAAGTGCTGCCCACAACAGCGCGTACAAAACCGGCAGCGCCACAAAAATTCCAACCGTGGCCATAGTGCCCAACATCTGCAACGCCAACCGGATCACCACGATGCAGCTTCCAACCAGCACCATGGCCTTGAATCCCTGCCACAGGTCATGCAGAAAATTTGTCAGTATCAACAAAGTTTCAGCTTCTTTCTTGTTCAAAGTTTTATACCTCCAAAAAAATATTTTTTCGTAGAAAAGGTAAAGTGGGCAATATACGTTCGTTTTGCTTAGAATATTTCATCCTCACGCAATCCCCAGTCACTGTAGTTATCAGGCGGCATCTCCCACCCGTCGCAAAACTGGGTGTTGCACAACTCTTCCATCGGCGGTTCTGGCGGGGTTTCTTGTTCCGGTTCCGGCATCACCTCCTCTGCTGGTTCTGGCTTGTCCTCCGCTCCGCATGTCTGGCCTGCCGGGTACCAGTTGGAGCCTGCTCGGTTGGGTTTGCGCCGGTACCGGTTCTTTGTTTCGCGCACAACCTTCTCCACCATGTTGTCGCCACACATTAGCGGGAGCGCCAAAATCATCTCCGGCCGGTCAGATTCCAGGTTTCCCTTTTCAATCGCTCCGTAGTACGGGATAACCAGCCCACACTGGTACATAACCCGGATGGCGTTTGATACGGTCTTGTCGGCCAAGTGCAGTTCTTTGGAAATCGCTTTAATATATCCTACCCACGTTGCCACAAACCCCATCTTTTCCTTACCGTATGTACGCTGCCACAGGCGGTACCGCAACCGCAGGTAACAGTAGATCCGGTACAGGTTGTTCGTGCCACGCCCGGTAGAATAGGCAGTAGCCACTCTGTTTAGCAGCAAGAAATATTCGTTTGAGGTCAGTGAAGCATAACCAAACTTTCCGTCCTTGTCTTCTTTGCCAAACACCTCGTTCAAATCTTTGAACCGATACTTAAACGGTTTGGTCGGTTTTGCCCGGTTGTACCCCTCTGTCATAATCACGCCACATGCTTCTAAAAACTCAACTGCATCTGCCGCACGGTTGTAGTATCTGCGGTGCTGGCAATCTTTCCCAAACGTTCCAGCCAGCTCGACCAGCTCTGACAGGCTCGTATAACTGTAAAATCGTAAATCGTAAAACGGCGAATACTTTGCGTACATCAGCATGTAAACCGGCAGTAACTCCGACACGTCCTTGCGCAAAATCAACTCTTCCGGCACCTGCATAACCTGCTTCGCTAAGTAGGAACCATTCGTATACATTAAAAAACACTCCTTTGCCGCATTAAAAAACGGCTCGAAAATAATCATTCAATTCTTAAAAAACGGCTCGAAAAACGCATTTTGGAAAACGATGTTCAGAAACGATGCAAAATCCGCAGTCCAATTCGTTTTTGAACAACGAAAAACCTGGGGTAAAACCAACATTCACTTACGCTTAATAAGAAAAACCTTAATAAAGAAATATAGGTGGTACTTTTGCTCGGCGTTTGGCCCTCCGGGAATTCGTATCCGCCGACCATTTCGCTTGTTCTGCGTGCATCCCAAGCTCAACCGTACCCCTTTAACCCTGTGTGGGCGCATGGGTTCTGGTGGGATCGTTCCTTGGCTCTTTTCGTTCCTGGTTTTATACAATCGCCCAGGCCGTAACGTGTCGCTTCAAAAATAGTCCCAGGTCATAGCGCTGCCCGTTTATGTCAAGCCATTGGTGTATTCCTCTGGTTTTTTTGACCCGCTGCAAACAACCGCTTTCTTGTCCAGTCCTAGCTGATCCGGCGCTGATAAAATCACGCTCTTTCTTTTTTCGTTAAATAGTTCTTCCAGGCTCATCTCCCAGCGCTTTTAACACATCCTGCTGGTTTATGTATCGCATGTCGTATCTCCTTGTATCGTGGCTCACAGCGCGTCCCTGCGCGTCTCAGGCCATGTTATACCGTGCGATGTCTCGGTTTATGAATAGATCTCTGGTTCCGGCATTACCGGTTCATCAAAACAGCCAAGCCCAAAATCTCCCGGCCAATATTCGCCCTGCAGCCATTCGCTCTGGCTCTGAATAATTTCGTCCAGGTTATCAGGATTTTTCACCAGGTTCATTGGCATCAGTAGCGGAAGGTACTCGCCTTCGTCATCCATGATAATAAACAGGTTGGCCAGATCGTCCGCCGTTGCGCTTTGTAACTTTTCAAGCCTTGTCATAAATTTGGCGCAGAAGACCCGCGACTTTAGTCGTGGGCTATTGACATGCTTTATTCACCTCCTTAGCCCTCCGTACAGGCGCTTCAAACTCGTATCTTAGCTGGGCTGAATAGTTTGTTTTCGCCACCAAAGGCTCGTCATAGGGGCTTGCAGGGCCATGTCCGCCAATGGCATCGACTTTAACATCGGTTTCCTCAAACATTTTTGTCAACATGTCATATGCCAGCATCAGCCTGATTGCATCCACAACCTCATCCAGTGTTTTCTCTCCACGCAGATACAGATTTGATATCTCCATAAGATCTCTGTATCGTTTATTTGATATGCCCTTCATTACAAAATCCCTCCTTTGTTGTTGGGCAATCGTGCAGCGTGCAGTAGTATAAATCTGGGCGCATAGTGGAGTTCACCACCTCGTCACAATCCTCACACCGCACATATTTTGTCATGGTGGGTGCCGCATCAATGGCCTCCAAAACCCGCTGTACGCCATCCAGGTAAGCCTGCCATTCGGCCTCTGAATACTTCGGGTCGCGCTCAATGCAGTACGCCTCAAATTCCTCCGCATCAATCAGTCGTGCCATAAAATTTTTTCACCTTATTTTTTGTTTTTATTGTTCACGGAATTTTTACATGTGAACTTTTCGTTACATTTCTTGGCGATGTGTTGTGCTGCTGTTGTTATCTTCCACGCGCCAAAAATCAGTAACGTCCATACAGCACCCAGCGCTAACAGCATCAGCGGTCCCCATATGTAAATCATCAGTATGGCGTCCACCGTAGATTTCCACGCCTCGCTCATTGGCCGCCTCCGGTACCCAGGTCTCGCATCATCTCGTCGGTCAGGTAGTACACCGTGCTGGTATACCGATCTTCGAACGATCCGTTATCATATGCGGTGCGGTCGTAAAAGTCGGCCTTGTAGCTGTAATCTTCGCCAGAATATTTTATGGTGACGTAATCTACATCCTCGGTTTCTTCTTTTATGCTCCTATCATCTTGTATCACGCCGCAGTGCAGGTATGTGTCAGCGCCGCAAATGCCGCCATACCGGTTTGTATACGGCCGCGTTTCAAGGAATGCGTAGGAGATCTTGTGCGTGGTATATACAGTAGCTGTGTCTACAGCCTTTGGCGCTTTAGCTTCTAAGTAAAGGGCAAAGTGTACGGCGGGTCC